AGAAACTCGGACAAGAACATGTTGCAATTAAATAGTAATGAGTTAGTTAGAGCTTTTACTATGTTCGGTAGTACATTGTTTTTACAAATGAATAAAGTAATGTCAAGTACTAACAACATAATGAAGTCTTTAAAAGAAGGAGACTCTACATCAAAAGCAGGTATTAAAAAGAAAGCTGCTGCTGTAAGGGCAAAAGATGTGAGAGGTTTAGCTATAAATTTAGCTGTAGCAAACATCTTATTTGTTGCTGTATCAAACATGTTTAAGCTTGCTGGTGATGATGACGATGAAGAGGAAGTAATGTCAAAACTAAAAGATGCTGCAATGGGTTTAAACTTATTGTATCAGATTCCTTTAATAGGTGGTGCAGCTGAGCTTATGATTACTAAAGCCAGAGGAGAAAGAGGTTTTGGAGATGATGTAATGAACCCTTATAAAAGTATATTTAGAAAAGTATCTAAGGGTATGTCACAAGAAAGCACTTTTAAAACAGTTCAACCTATTTTTGAAATGATAATTGGAGCACAGATAGATCCAGCTGTTGGTTTGTTTAATTCATTTGGTGCAGATATCGGAGAAGGAGATGGTGTTGATCGTGCTTCTGAGATGGAAAACTTATATAAGATGTTAGGTATTAGTCCTTCTTATCAGCCAGCTAATGATGGTGGTGATGGAGGATCAGATAAAAGAACTACCAGAAGTAGTGCTAACTCAAGTGGTAACCAAAGACAGGTAAGGAAATGATAGACTTCAATGAAGATGCTTGTATGCGAAACAGTTACAATCTCTTATTGGGGAAGAAAACTTTGGATGATTTAATTGCAGACAAAGAATGTAATCTTACTCTTATGTTCAATCCTGAAAGGAAGTACGTTAAAATGCAAGACGATGTCTATGATATTTTAATTGAATACTTTATATCCACTGAAGAGTATGAAAAATGTGCAGAGCTAACGGAGGCTAAAAATTCTTAGAATAATTTTTACGTTCAGCTTCTAATTTATAATATAAGAAAGCTGAGAATCCGTTTATGTGAGAGTCGGTTGGGAAAAAATACTTCCAACCTTTTGATTTACCCCTGGCTATATAATAACAAAATGCTACTCCAACTTTACCTGTAGTCTTTACAAAATTAATTACAGCTGTGTGATCTGATGTTGGTATAACCTCGTCTACCTTAAACGATTCGTTGTTTGTGTTTAAGTCTCTATCTGTTCGAGAAAATCTTTCTGCAATTACAAGTGAGAACTTTTCTAATTCTTTAGCTATCTGTCTGTTCATCGTGATCTGATAATTTTTGCTGAAGCTTTTGAATGGTAGTTTTTATTTCCAGAGTTTGTTTCACTACAGATTTAAGTAAAAGGATTGCATCCAATAACATTTTTTTAGTTTCAGCTTTCATTCGTCTTTCGTAAGTTATTAATCTATGACAGTTAGCACATCTAACGTCACATTTTTCTACCTCTTTTTTTATAGAAGCTAAGCTATAAGCTCCCTTAACCATATCCGATACACACTTGAACTTATCCCCTCTCACATGGTCACATTCTAATAAGACTATATTTTTTTCTCCACAATCAATACAAGGATTTTCCCTTTTGTGTTGTTTAATATACTCTCTATTCTTATCTCTTTGTGTTGTGTTTCTACTTTTGCTTCTGGCTTTTATCTTTTTCTTATTGGCCTCGTAGTGTTTTTTAGAGTTTAATGCCTGATCCTTTTTATCTTTGTAAGCCATTCCATTCTACACTTCTTCAGACATAGATTGGATTAGATCAGCTAACTCTTTAATTAAATTCTTAGCTCTCGCTTTAGCTTCCTCATGTTCCCTGTCCATTAAGTCCTCATACAAGTCATTTCCGAAGTCATGTATTCTGTCACATATATAATTAATATGTGTTATTGCTTGACTGTCTTCTTTTGATATTCTTGTAGGCATTTATTAATCCATGGCTTTCAATAAACATTCTCCGATGGATGGGTTCACATCTTTAATTGCTTTGTAAATTCGTTTTGAAATTTGTTTTGTTGTTGTTCGTTCTTTGGGGGATGACTCCGATCCTAAGTTTGTGTACATTTCACAATCTATTTGGAGTAATTTGTCGACTTTCTTCTTGGCTGACCAGGATGTAAATGATAAAATTTTATCTATGTCATTGGATTTATAATCCATTTATAAGAGAGTTTATTCTTTGTTCGACTTTTTGTAATTTGTGTTCTGGAAGTCTACGATCAATTAGCTCTATAATGGAATTGTATCGTTTCCATTTATCCTTGTGAGTTTTTTGTAAATCAGTTAACTGTTCTTGAACATTTATTACAGACAAATTTAACATTTTATTTTGATTACGCAAATCTTGAAGCTCTTTTTTTAGCTCGCCTTCCGACATTGGGAAAGGCTCAAAACTTTCGTCAGTCCATATGGCCAGGATCTCCTGGTAACTTTTATTCATATCCCTATCTGACTTTATCATCCAGGGGAATTCTTTTATTGCATGCAACACAGTTGCGTGATTCTTTTGAAAGGCATTACCAATAGAGGTATAAGACATGTGACATTGTTGTCTTAGAATCATATAACATATAGCTCTTCCTTTTACCAGCCGATCTGTTTTAATTCTACTTGTTATGTCTGTATTGAGATATACATTAATAATCTCAATTAGTGTTTGGATTTTAGTTTCCTTCATTTAATTTAATTTTACAATTTAAGTTCATTAGGTCAAGGTATTCATTCATTGATATAAGTTGCAAGTCTGAGAGCACAATAAATTCTGATTCATCTCTAATCATTTCTAAAGCAAACGTAATTGGTTCATTGTCATCATCCATGACTATTCCTCCCAACACTGTAGAAATTAATACACTCTCTTTTACATCAGGGAAATTTTGCTCTATAAATTTTGCAATTTTAATTCCTGTTCTTATGTCCATACCTGAGATCGTTTCGATAAACTCCTCAGCTACATCATAATCAGCCTCCCTTATATACTTCTGTTCTGCACCCATGTTTTTCTAATTCTTTTAATCTATACTCTTGTAGTTTTGATAGTTTACCAGTTGGTCTTTTCACTTCCGAGAAAAGGACATCGCATCCTGGTGGTATTGCAATCAAGTCAGGGATACCATTCTTATTAGTCTTAATAAGCTTAAGAACGTAGTACCCTTCTGACTCCAATTGCTTTATTCTTTTACTTTGTATTTGTTGTTCTGTCATTTCCATTATTTCTATAGTCCTCTAAAAAACCTAATAAAACTATTATGTTCATAGATAGAGACGATACAACTTCTACTACATCGTGAAAGTCATGAATAGATAAGTGTATGTGGCCCACTACCCAAAAAGGAATAGCTAAGTTTTGGCTGATCCATACTACTAAAAACCTAATGAACCCCATAATACAAATTTACAAAGATCTTTTAAAATGACTTAAGGTAAAATCTTTCTTCTTAATTACTGCCTTATAAATATCCTTTTCAATTCCTCCTTTACTGAAGATCCAATACACATCAGATTCTAATCTTTCTTTGGTTGTCATCCTATCTCTTGACTGCCAGTAACTTGTAGCACTGAAGTCTATATTGTAGTACACCAGGGCATCAGCATTTCTTAAACTTATTCCTTCACGACCTGAAACAATCTGTAATGCTATGGTTTTATTTGTGCTGTCAAAAGTAGGAAGGTCTACACATAATTCACTTCCGTAAATTTCTTTCAAAGCACTTAGCTCCTGTTTAAATTTATAAAATATTCCAATCTTTTTTCCCTTAAATCTTTCTTTTATATATTCTGCCTTGCTATAATCTAACACCATAGAGTTACCACTTTCAAACTTTATAGTTCCACTACACATCTGATGTACTTTAGTCATAAGTTTAACAGCTGTATCTGCGAGGATAACTTCGTTCTGGCCCTCTACTACTAAATCTTTTTTTAGCTTGCTTATAAGGGCTAAGGTTTCTTCTTTTAGTTCTACCTCTAAAACATGTTCTGTTGTTTCTACAACAAACCCTGCCTGCTTTTGACTAAAGTTAATTGTGTAAGGTCGTAATTTTTCTATAATAGTTTTAGTTCCCTTTGAGTAATCGTTGATGTACATGCCTCCTATCTTTTTCTTTACGATTGTAACATACTCCTTAGCAAACTGATAAAAGTTTTTGTACATAGAAAAAGGATTGCCTGGTATAAAATATACTTGATGATACATCTGTGAGTATGACTCAGGAGTTGGTGTACCACTTAATAATATTACATAAGGCAAGGATCTTGCGATGATGTTGTTTACTTTTTTAGTTCTTCCACTTGGTTTAGGAAATGCTCCCATGCCATGAGCTTCATCACATATAACTACATCCCATCCTGTTTGCTTTACCTTGTGTAGAGACTCATAGTTTATAACCTCTAACTCAAACTCAGGTAGAAGTAATTCAAAATCGTTTACAATACTGGAGATCGCTTTCTTCTTTGTAATAAACAAAACTTTTTTAGCTCCAATCATATCACAAATCCCTAAGCTGGTTAAAGTTTTGCCTGTTCTAACTTCCATAGCTAAATACAGAAACTTAAACTTTTTTATTACTCCTACTCCTTGTGATATGATTTCTTTCTGGTATTCTCTGAACTCAATCATATACCTAACGATTCCTGTTTGATATAGTGAGACTTTCGTACAAACTCTATCCATCTTCCTATACCATCTCTACCTTCTAATGCTTTACACTCATGTTTAAATTCTGCATAAGACATTAGCCATTTACCAAATTCATTTCTGTTTACTGAGTCTCTACTCTTTGGAGCATAGTCTGGGTATTCATCAACAAAGTCTAAGAATAAATCATTCTTATATATTCTATGGTCAGTTACAAGCTTTGGATGTGGTTTGCCATCTATAACTCCACACCATTCTATAAATGAATAAGAAGTATTCGCTGCGAAGGTTCGAGTCTTTTGATTTATAAAATCACTTTTCAGTAGCCCTTTGTCTAAATATAATTGGAGGTTTGTAATCATGTAGTTATCAAACTGACACCAGTCATTGTCATCCCACTCTCCAAACATTAGTTTACCAAACTCTACCAGTGGTGTAAACTCTTTGGTATAGAATTGATTTAATTCTAACTCCCATTTTCTTCGAGCAAATGAATTTCCTTTTCCTTTTATTGCATAGTTTGTAGTGATGGCAACCTTTGGAGATTTACTAAATGGAATCTTAATCGCATCCTTGTTTTTCTTCTCTAAGGTTAAACCTTCAGTGACAACACTAAAAAGTCTTTCAAAATTAAAGTTCTTTTTTACATCATCAAAACAAAGTATCTGAGTATCTGCTGATACTAATTGATAAGCAAATGATTTCTCAAAGTTAAAAGACTTACCATCTATAACTACCATCTTCTTCATGTGAGAGATAGCAGTCATGTATAGTCCTTTACCTGTTCCACCTTCTGGATTGTCTGATATTATTTCATCATTCAATATTGTAGCTGGGCAATAAGATAAATTTTTCCAGCCATGCAATAGAAATCCTATAGTAGATTCCATTGACTTAGTTCTGTGAGGATCGCTACCAGCAATATTATTTACAAATGTTTTAAAGTCACAGCTTGTGATGTCGCAAAGGTCAAACACTCTATTTATAACATGGTCTTTCCAGACGTATCCACCTAAGTCTAAATAATCTATTGGAGTTACTGCATCCTTAGTAATTTTTACTGCACAATTTGTGTAATATAAGTAAGCAGTATCTTTTGTGTCAGCAATAAAGTAAACACTGATAGAAGATAGTAGAGTTAAGAACTCTTCTCTAAAATATCTTGTACACTCTGCAAAGTAATTATATATACTGGTGTCATCTACTTCCAATAAGTATTCTAAAACGAAATCTTTAATCTCTTTCTCGTTTGCGTGTTCAATTAAGTTGTTGGTTACTTTAACGAATACATAACTTTTACTTCCTTCAGGGCTGAACTTGTAGAATCCATTATCTTCTAAGAAGTTTTTGAAAGACATGTGTATTATTTTAACCACACCCTTTTCACTTTTGTTCCAGAATTTCTGTTCATCTAATTCTTCCTCAAATCTCCTTAGGACATTATCAATTACTACATCATCTATAGAGGTCTCATCTTCCAGTGTGTTTTTGATTTCACTATTAGACAATCCCCTTCTCATCTTTGCTTTTACTGAGTTAACTCTTTCTTCATCTTCGTAATACTTAGTTCCAAAGTTTTGTTTCTGGGCATAAGCAGACTTGATTGTTCTTTTTAGTTCTCCAGAAGTAAAGTCTTTTGATGTGAAAGGACTCATTACATATTCAGCTAAAGTTTGAGTAACTCCAAAGTCATTAAACGCTGAAGCTAATATGTATATATTATTATTTCTTTCTCCATCTTTGAATCCGTACTTTCTTTCCCACCACTTCATTAAGATTTCTACAATCTTATTCTCATCAGTGATAGGAATAGTCTGTACATCTTTATGTTTTATTACTTCTTGGTATTGTTGTTCTGTTATTTGATTGAATACACTTGACTGCTCATTAATAAAAATTAATGGATCATATGATTCATAACAAACTCTCGATACATTTCTACATGCCTTATCAAAGTATTCGCTGTCGTAATGTACCTGTAGTGAATTAAAGAATTTTATATGTGTTTCATCTTCAGCTGGTATCTTAACCAATACTTTCAATCCCAATCCACTGGGAGATATGAATACTGAATATGTGTATCTGTCTTTAGTTAGTCTTTCTTTTTCCTCTAACATTTGTTTTTCTGAAGGAAAATTGTCGAAGTCTAAACATATCAACCCACTATGTAAAGTGATTGAAGAGTCATTTCTTTTAGTAAATTTACCACTAAAACAAATTGCTGGTAGTGATTGCTTTAATTGATTTCTTATTTCTTTATCTGATTCTGATCGTATTGATCTTACTATGTCTTGTGATGCTCCCTGTTTTATTCTTTCTATTATTATACTTACATCTCTATAAAAAGGTTGAGCAGTATCTTTGATGTCCTTAAATATTGTTATTTCCATTTTGGTATGTTGATTGAATTTGATTGTTTACTTGATTAACTACTTCTTTTTATGTTAGAATGTTGAATAAAATTAAAAAATAGAAAAGAGTATAAAGATATATATATAGTATACTACTAACCTACTAAAATGTAAAAACTTTAACACTTCGACATAAAAAAAAGAAAAAGAAAGGGGGAATTACCCCCCTAACTTATTCAGTTTGGTCTAACTAAAATGGTAAATCCTCATTAGGCTGAGGAGCTTCTTCCTTTTTAGCTTCAGGTTTAAAGGTGTCAATAGCAACATAATGTGTTTTACCATATTCATCTGCCCCACCTTTCTTAGAAGATACATTAAGTTTAATGTACTTCTTTCCGTTGTACTCGAACATGTGTTCTTGAGGTAAGTCTGTTAGACATACACTGCAAGAGATCATGTTACCATCGAACTTGGAAACTCCGTTTCCAACATAGATTTTTTCTTCTGCCATAATTAAATTGTTTTGTAGATTAATTTTTCCAACTGATTCATTGTAGCTTCCATGAGATTGTCTCTTTCAGCCTGAGTGTTGAGGTCGGTTGGAATTTGCAACCACACCACTCGTTTGTTTTTATTAAAGGGTTTCTTTAATAATATAGTTTTGAATATCTTCTTCAGCATCTTCTTTATAAAATTTATTAAACACTTCAATTGCTTTCTCTACTTTTTCTTTTCCGTATTGCAGGAATGTTTCTGATGGATAGTATATACCTAACTCCAGAGTTGTTTTGTCAACTACATAAAACACCATAGGCTTATTAAAAAACTGCTGGTATAAATATGCTTGGCTGTCGTAATTATATTTCCTTGCACTATACTTAAAGTCTTTTATGTTTCCAGTAGTTTTTAGATCAATGAGAAAGTCTTTACCAACTATGTCGGCTTTTCCTTTCCACATCATTCCAGCAACCTCCTGAAGAGCTGGTACTTCAAATTGATTATCTTCAGAATAGATAGCATCATAGAACTCTAAATTATTGTTCATTGAAGCTATAGCTTTATCTGTTTCCTCTTTTTCTTTAGTAAGCATCATTAACTCTCTACCATGCTCCTGAATCTCTTCTTTATATTTCTTAGTATTCCTGCTGGATGCATCGATACTTATAAATTCATCATTGTCTATTTTTAAGGGTTCTAATATAGCTGTGTGAAAATACCTGCCTATAAGCATAGGCTTTGTTATCTCTTTAGGTTTTCTAAAGCTTTTAGGATCATTAAGTAAAGTAATGATGTCAGAGTTAGATAAGAACTGCTGACCAAACTTACCATAGTATTGGTCATCATCTTTTAGTTTCTCTTTAATTTCAGAAACTAATTTTTCGTTATAGTTGGGAGGCACTTTCATTACTTAATAGATTTAGAAAGCTCCTTCTTAACTACAGCTTTAATGTTATACTTAACCTCTAAGTTTTTGATAATCTTAGGCAATCCTAACTCTTTGTTCTTAGCAATATAGCTCAAAACTTTTACCCAGTTAGTATCTCCAATATTTAACTCAACATGTGTTGATGTTTTAGGTACTGGTGACTTACTTACTGGCTGAGGTGTTGGTTGCTTAATCGTTTGCATCGTGTCCTCTCCAATCCATAAACTTAATCCTAATCCATGCATTGCAATTGCTTTAGCAGTAGATCTCTGGATTGTTGTATTTACATCCATTGAAGTTACCTTCTCAATAGGTATAGAATTGTTTCTATAGTCCATTACTGGTAGGTAATCAATATGCTCCATGTCATCAATAGTAATACCTACTTTACAATATGCAGTTTTACCATCAGTAAAAAAGTTTAGTCCAGTATGCTCTGATTCATATACAACTCTTTGTGCAGATGGATGTGCAGTTTTAATTAAGCTCCATGCTGAAGCCCATGACAGGTAACTGAATTTACCTTTCTTTTCGATTTTATCCTTTACAGATATGGAAGCAAGTTCCTTAAAATAATTTTTCTTCTCTGTTGCCATAATTGATTTGATTTAATTTATTTAATTTTAGTTGTTTATTTGCATATTTTTTAAGCAAAATCTCTCTGCTTGTCTTGAGTCTTTGTATGTGCTTATCGTTCTTTCTGGTATTGACTTCACTTCTGATTTTGTTCTCAATCAAATCCAGCTTTCTTTTATAGTTGTGCATCGATAATCTGATTCCTCCTTCTTTCCAGCCGAAGTCATAAAAGAATTTGTATTCCTCTTCATTGCATTCCTGAAAGTAATCTCCACTCCTGCCACAATTTAATATCTCAGTTTTTGAGCCAAACTTCTGGAGCTTTACTCCATTGTTTATAACACCAACACCATTAGGCATATTAACTTTCATAGCTACTATGTCATTAAGTGACTGATCATATATGTCTTCTAAATTATACATTCTGAAGTTTGTTAACCACCTCCTGAAAGTCTTGGTCAGATTCAATAAGTTCTTTTGCTTTTTTATATCCATGGATGATTGTAGAATGAGTTGTTGTATGCCCATGCTCCTCCAAGAATCTTTGTATGTATGATATTCTGATTGGTCTTTCCATACATAAGTAGTATAGCATCTGTCTTGCATCTACAATATCCCTACGTTTAGTTTTAGTAAACATCTGGTCTAATGATAGATGAAATTGGTCTGCTATTGCTGATGCATATGCATCAAAAATGTCTTTTTTCATTTGGTTGATTTGATTTAATTTGTAGATGGCTAAAGTAATTCTTTTTCAATTAATACGCAAATTATGTTCAACTTTTCTTTATCCAGTCTATTTCAAACTTAAGATGATTAATCGCTTTTTCAATATCTTCGATATGCTTTGCCTTGTTATTCATTCCTTCTTCTGTCTTCTTGCCACAGCGTAATAAATAGCTGGTTGCAGTTCCTACATTGTATGACAAGCTCCAGTCTTCAATGACCTTCCTTGCTTCATAGCCATACACTTTCCCTATATAATAGGATGGTACATCAATTTTCTCACTCATTTCTTTTTAAATCTAAATTGTGACATATCATTATTGATTGTCATCGGCTTTCTGTATAACGGAATAAGAGAGGTAAACTTGTCGTTATCCTCTCTCCTTCCACTATTCTTAAAATAATCATCAAACTCAATTACATTACTCCTGTAGTTGTCTTCGAATTCTTTTAGTCTTTTGTACTCTTCTATAAATTCTCTGGTATCTGGACTCATTCGACAATGATGTGTCTTTTACTCTCTTCTCTGATGTATTTTTTAGCTTCAACTAATGAAGTACCTAAAAACTCCATACCCCACCAGTCGCAGTAGTATCCTATTCCACCATCGTAGTTTGGATGCTCATCTAATAACTTAGATAGATGGTATGTTTTCTTCTTATAAGTGTATTCAATTTCTTCATCAAAGTTTGGTTCATCGTATTCATCGTGCATAATCTGTTCTCCATTTTCATACTCCATCTCTCCTCCCCAGCCATTTTCTTCTTCCCAATGGTAAATGAAGTCTGGAAAGTCCTTACTAAATAATTCAATGATGTTCATTCCAATACAGCTCCATGCTGAAGAGAAATTAATAGATCCCTCGTTTATGTCTATTTCGATGTCGTAACATCCCCATTTTGTATTCCAGTTATGAAGTCTCCATTCATACCATTTATGGTCTGCATCTCCCTTGTTTATCTCTGGAAGATAGTGTCTACATAAAGCTACTGGTTCTTCAGAATTCAATGTACTTTCCCAGTACTTTAGAATGTCTCTTTGTTTAGTGGTCATATCGTTACCGATTTGGATTCCACTCATTACATGATTTGGCATAATAGTTTTTGATTTTATTTATACTGACTACCTTTCGGTAGTTTCGGATACTGAATCCATCATCAGAGTATATTTACAAGTGTCCTCCATACCCATTGGGAAGTTGGAATCTCCACTCGCTGTCGCTTTCTGGTTCGTTCATTCCTTCGTGGTCATGAACCCCACTACCAAACACAATCTCAGTTTGGTTAATTAAATTATCTAAGACATCTACCCAGCTGTCTTCTATACTCATTAGGTAATCTGAAACATCTTCTTCTTTGATGTTCTCTGGTAGCTCTACCTCAATCTCGGTGTATTTATGATACACACTTCTCTGTTGTATTGTTACTGAATTTTTAGCCATTTCCATAGTTTTTCGGTTAAACTTAATTTAGGTACACAACCATATGATTCAAAGATTACATCCAGACTATTTATTTCTAATTCAATAAAGTGTTCTGAGTGTGGTGTGAAATCAAATGCTCCTGTTGTTGCGTTGTACTCTACTGCTTGCTCATCATACTTGTGATGGCACATCTCTTCAGCTATGTAGCGTTTGAGATTTTGTAATTCTACTTCATCCATGTTGTTTAATTTAATTTAATTAATAGTTATTTTATGTTCACAAAAGTATTAAATACTTAGCTTAAATCCAAATTATACTCCGTAAATTAATTTGAGTAATATCCACAGGAGGTAAGACACTATAAGAAGGAAAACAGATGCTCCCAGTCCAAATACTAATGCCTCCAGTAGGAACTTAGATGGGTTCTTCTGGATTCTTTCCCAGTCAGTATCCTCCTTGTAGTTGTCGTACTTCTTGTCGATTTTGTTTATTCTATCTTTCATAATCCTTGTCTTTTCTCATCAGCTAAGTCTTCTAAATAAGACTCATGCCTGTTGACATTATACTCATCTTCATCAATGATTTCGCACTCATCTTTGCACTCATCACAGATGTAGCATCCTTCTACCTCTTCGTTCTCTTCAAACTCTTCGTATCCAGCTCCACAGCAAGTACTAACTTCCTCTGAGTAATCTGGAGAGGCTAATTTCCAATTGTCGTAATTCATATCTATTTATTTATTTGTACCAACCATAGGTCGGTAGTTTCTTGCATTGTCTTGTACTACTGCAAGAGATTAATGATAACAGCACAACCAAACAATATGTGTATGCCATGAGTTTTAAAAATACCTTTGTTGAGTTTTTCATATCTAAAATGGAAGTTCGTTAAAGCTATTTTCTATCTGGTCTGAATACCTTTTGAATATTTCATTCCAGTCAATACACTTGATATCTTCATACTCAAATTGCTCGCTGTCTACCAGTGACATGAATTCCGTTAAAGGATTGTCAAAGTTAGACTTATTGTCCAGAATAACACATAGTCTGTAAGTCTGTACATTTTTGTAGCCATAGAACTTCTCTTCTATGTCGTTCTTTTCTTTGGTAAGGTTCTCTACCAGTTCTTTGTACTTATTGATGTCTTCAATAAGGTTCTTTGCAGTTAAATCCATAGATCTATTTATTTAGGTTTTGAGGAACATCCCTCTACCACGAAATCCCCACTAATTTCTTAGTGAGGCATGGGTACGTTATCGTATCCTTCTGGGTACGTTATCGTATCTATTTTACTGGTTTCCTTCCTACATGATTGAAAAGGATGTAAAGACTATCTGTCTTATGCTGGTACTCATTGTAGGTCTTTTGCAACTCGTAGTCAATTCGTTCTCTCTCCATTAATTGTAGCGTTGAGAATTTATATGAACTACATGATTGTAGTAAAAATGATACAGCCAGAACTACAAATGCATATCGCATGTAGTAAGTGAAAATTGTTTTTAAACTCATCTTAGTTGTTTGTATTAGTTATTATTGCTTGCTCTTCTTCTGTATACTCTTGGATGTCTACCAGTTTACCATCTATCTCTTCGTACTGGATATCTTCATCCTCTACCCAGTCTGTCCAGTAATAAATCTCATCGTTGTAAGCCCATTCCATTAATTCTTCATCAGTCATCTTGCTTGGGTACAGCTGGTTTCCATCTTCATCCTCTGCTGTAAAATCTTGACCTCTCAAGGTGTCAATTAAGTCCTTGTCATTTGCAATATACTCGTGGTCGTTGTACAGGTAACCTTCGTTCATACCCTCTCCAGTTATACCACATTGTCTTGCCCAAAAAATTCTTTCTTTACTCATCTTATTTGAATTAGTTTGTATCATTATTGATAGTGACTGCCAGCTGGCAGTTTCGGATATTAAATCCATCATCAGACTATCTGCTTCCCTCCATGCAGTCTTTAAACATTATCCAGTCAGATACTTTCATGTCTTCAAATATCACATGTCCAAGCACGCTTACTAACTCCTCTTTCATTGTAGTTTGTGCCATGATTAATCTAAGTTTTGGATAGTAGATACCTCCCATTTCATATGAGATTTTCTCTTCATCTTCTGGAGTTAATGTGTCTTTGATTCTGATACAATTCATCTCTCTCTGAATTAACTCATTTCTGAAATCGTGCTTTAACATCTGTACTTGGTTTAAAATCTTTGCGTTCATGTCTTTAATTTTAGTTTAGGAATAGTCCTGTACCACGAAATCCTCGCATATTTCTATGCAAGGCTTTCTCTGGAGAGGGGTTTCTACGATATTCTCGGCACAACAGCATCATCATCTGGGTTGTTTGCACTTTCATATATACCTATGAAGTCATGCACTACATCCGTTAACCTGTGCTTACTGAGTCTATTCATTCCGTATTTTGTTACTTCCTCTACCCATTCTTGATTGGTTTCTACTACTTGTTTGAGCATGTCTCTTACTGGCTTATTCTCTTGCTTAGAGATTTCTAACATCCAGTTCATAGGCATGAGAATATCTAATCTCATTACTAATTCTTGTCTCTTTTGTTGTGCTAAAATTTGATTGGAAATATGCATGGTGTTTTTGGTTTATTAGATTAGTATAATTCTGATTTCTCGATGTTCTTGATTTCGTATTTTGGTAGCTCTTCGCAGTACTCTGAGTACTTGTTAAATGAATGCTCACACTTTCTGTCGATTTGTCTCAACTCCTTAGAATCGTATTCACATACGTTCTCATCTAAGTTGTCATAGACTAAGTCTCTGGTGTTATTGAATGCGTTGTGCTTTACCAACCAGTTAACTGCCTTAGTTACCAGTGGCTGATTTTTAGACTTGATAGCTGTAAATTTACTCATGATTTATTAGGATTAGATTAATACTTGTTTATTATATGTGCAAATATAGTTTAATTAATCTATATATCTACTATGATTCTCACTTAATCTATTGTTCCAGTATCAAATCATGTTCACTTCTGGTGTGCATCAAGGGTTTATCTGGGGTAAAACTTATTGTTTTGTTTATGTATTCTGGGGTTCGATGGGGTATTAAGAGAGACTTCTCTCTCTCTATATTAGAGTTATATGCTCTCCAGTACAGCACAATACACACTTATCTGGGGGAAAGGTGTGGAATCTGGTGCTTATATCGTGGTATGCTGGAGCTACAGCGTAACGTGGAACGGATGAGAGGTTGTGGTGCTGGTGCTGGGGCTGGGGGGGTGTGACTGGCAGGTCAGAAAAAGACGAAAGGTCTGCTCTGGGATTTTCAAAATCGATAAGGGGGGGTTCGATTTTTTTCTCGTTTGGTAAACGCAGTATGGAACGTATTCTGGGGGGGAATGCTCAACCCCTATACATCTAAAAAAATTTTATTATCTTTGTCAAATAAACAGCAGTTAAAAATAAAAATATATATCATGGCTAAAAAGAAAAGTACAACCTCGGATTACGTTAACGGTCTTTATGTAAAAGATGGTAGGTTAATTAATGATAGACCTGATGGTGAAACAGGAATCGCACAGGCATCTCGTCTAAGACAAGAGATGAAAAAACAATATAAAATAGATTCCATCGCTGATGGTATAGAGCGTGCTGAGATGCGAAAAGATATGAAAGCGAAGTTCGGCTTCGGCTTTTAAGATTTCCAATTGTTGTTTTGTAGAAAGAGTTGAGCTTAGGTTTGACTCTTTTTTTTTGATCTATGTTATAAGCCGACACAACTGTGTTGAACTCTGTGTTATACTTATCTCTTCTAACTTACTGATTCTTATCTCTTTCTATTTATTTATGTTGAAGTGTTAATCTTTTTCTAAATTTAAGAAAAGAAAATTAAATATATATATAGTTAGTCTATAGTAGTCTAAACCAAAAAAACATTAACATACTAACATCACTCTTATAAGTTATATTTTTGTATCTTTGTAAAAATTAAATCTACTATAATGGAACAAGGATACATTCCTAAAGACCTCAGCTTTGATGATGAGGCAAGGAACAAATTGATAAGTGGGATTACTAAAATCTCCAAAGCAGTTAAGAGTACGTTAGGGCCAAGAGGTCAAACTGTTTTAATAGAATCAACAGAACATTTACAGGGGTTAACTATTACAAAGGATGGAGTTACTGTCGCTAAGTCAGTACACCTTGATGATCCTATTGAGAACCTTGCAGTTCGTATGATGAAGCAAGCTTCTGAGAAGACTGCTAATGTTGCTGGAGATGGAACTACTACAGCTATTGTATTGACTGAAGCTATTGTCCAGGCAGGAATGAAATGGATCAAGCCTTATCATAATGTAACTGACATTGTTAGATACATAAGAGAGGACTCTGATGTTATTATAGAGAACATTAGGAATAGATCATTAGAGGTTACTGATGATATGTTAAAAGACATTGCAGCTATATCAGCTAACAATGATTATGAGTTAGGAGATATTATCTCTGAAGCATATCAACAAGTTGGTAAGGATGGGATAGTAACAGTTGAGAGATCTCAAACTGACAAGACATATTCAGAGGTTACTAATGGAATAAGAATAGATAGAGGTTATACTTCTCCTATGTTTATTAATGATCAAAGAAAAGATGAATGTATTATGGAAGGTGTTAAGGTTTTAATCTGCGACACTGAGATTCATAACATACTTCAAATAGAGAATATACTTAAACCAATTATTAATGCAGGAGATAAACTTTTAATTATCGGAACTTGTGCTGGCAATGTTATAAATACATTAGCAGCAAATGTTCAACGTAATGGATTAAAGTTTTGTAACATCATGCCTCCTTCATTTGGATACAAGACTCATGAGTTAATGCAGGATATTGCATTTGCTACTGGAGCTAAATACTTTTCAGAAAAGACTGGAGATGATTTATCTATTATAACTATGGCAGACTTGGGTTATGCTGATAAGATTATAGTAGGCAAGTCATCTACTGTTATTATAAAGCAAGGAGATATTAGTGATGAGACATCTTCAAGAGTAGCAGAGCTACGAGATCAACAAGAAAGACTTACAGCAAAACATGAGAAGGACTTTATCAATGAAAGGATTGCTTCTTTAGTTGGAGGGATAGGTTGTATATATGTTGGGGCTACATCTGATATAGAACAAAAAGAAAAATTTGACAGAGTCGATGACTCTGTCTGTGCAGTACGTTCAGCTCTACAAGAAGGAGTTGTTCCTGGTGGAGGATTATTGTTATATGATTTCTCAAGACACTTCGGTTGTAACTGTGAAGATGCAGTATCTGAAAAGATAGATGAAGACCAGGCAGCAGAAATGATTATGAGAGAAGCTTTGAAAGCTCCACTAAAACAAATCCTTGCTAATGCTGGGCTTGATGAAAAGGAAGTTATGTCAGAGATATATACTGATGCTATGTTAGGAACATTAGATGATGCTCCTGAAGTACCAGAAAATAACAGAGGCTATGATGTGGTAGGTAAACAATACGGAGATATGTTTGAGATGGGTATTGTTGATCCAGCCAAAGTAACGAAAGAAGCTTTGCTTAATGCAATTAGTGTTGCAACAACTATACTAACTACTAACGCAATCATAACACATAAACGAGCATGAAGCCAATAGGAAAATATATTGTAATCAAAACTATTAAAGAAGAACTAAAGACAGAGTCTGGACTTCTTCTGTCTGCACAAGATGCAGATGGTTTTAGATATCGTAAAGGTATTGTGATTGAGCAAGGAACAAATGTTTCTGATATAAAAAAAGATGATGTTATCTATTATGATAAATCTGCTGGACATGAAATGTTAATCGAAGACAATCCTTATACTGTGATTACTGAGAGAGATGTCGTTGTTGTCTTGTAAACTGATTCATTTCTATAATCATATTACGATAAACCTTATCCATATAGGAAGCATCATGTCTAAATAAAGGGTTGGCCTTAGGGCCTTCTCCTATTTCTTCTCCATTAAGTTTCTTATATAATGTGTTGATCAAACGCTTTCCTTTATATGATAGCTCATATAGAGTAGATTCTTTACCCTCTCTTTTTCTCCAGATAGTTATCCATCCTTCTTTCAAGAGTCTATGAAATCTTGGCTCATCCCAGGACATACATTCCTCGAATTCTTTGAATTTTGTTTTGTTAAATATCTGCTCTCCATATAGAAAAAACAACATATCTATATCAGGAGTTCCGACTTTGTACTTGGCTTTAGCCCAGTACCTTATCACCCTCCAGTACTTCATGTAATCATGTGAGGGTTGAACTCTATCGTAATTTTTCCGAACTATATTTGGCATTAAATTAAATTTGTATCTTTGTAATCACAAAACTAATAAAAATAAAGTTATGCCAAATCCAAATAAAGGTGCAAAGATTAAAAAAGTTAAATCTTTAAACGACAAATTAAAGAAAGGAATTATAACTCCTAAGGAGTATAGAGAATCAATGCCTTTGGCAACTTCACCTAAAGTAAAATAAAGTTATGGCAGACAAGAATAATCCAAGAGGAACAACAAAAGCAGTTAGACGTAGAACTCCAACCAGCTTAGATCCTATTAGAGATGAAAAAATCGCAAGAAGTTTAGCTAAGCTTAAGAAGAGAAGAGATAAGAAGCAGGCTAACGCAACCAAAAGACTTAACGAAAAAAAAGCAAAGAACTTAGCTTCTACTACAAAGGGTGTTAAGAAGATGAAAGCTAAAAAAGCTAAGCTTGATGTCAAGAAAGCTGAGAAAGATGCGAAGCTTGAGAGCAAAGGACAGAAGGCTATAGGCAGAGCAACAAAGAAATTAGAACGCAAGGCTGAAAGAAACGATAAGAAAGTTACTAAGGCTAAAGCTAAAAGCACAAAGAAGCTTGCTAAAATAAAAAGCAAAGTTGTTCAAGCCAAGGGTGAAGATAAAACTGCATATCAAAAAAGAGTTGATGCAGCCCAAAAGGGTAGAAAAGAAAAATCTAAAGCTGTACTTGATAAGTTAGCATTAGATAGAAAGAGTTCTAAAGAAAAGATTGAAAAGAATCTAAAGGGTAGAACAGACCGATTAGCTGAAAGAACTAAAGACAATGCATCTGATACTAAAGCTGACAAAACGAAAGCTGGTGATAAAATGCTAAAGAGAACTGTTAGAAATGCTAACAGAACTAAATCAGCTGAAAGTAGATACGCTAAAGGGAATGCTCGTAGAAAAGCAAGTAGAGCAAATGCAACAAAGAGGAAGTCACTCCGAAGATGGGATCAGACTTGGGGATAGTAATAAATAATTATTATCTTTGTAAAATAAATAAATATATCAAATGAAAAATCAAGGTTACAATTCAAGACTCGATGAGTCATTAGCTGCAAAGAATGGGAAGAAGTCTCAATCTATGAAGTCTCGTAGAAACGAATCTAAAGCTATGTCATCAAAAGAGTACGGTCATGCATATGGTGGAGATCACAATATGTCTTATGAGTGTATCAACAATGTTGGTAAGAAGATGACTGCTCGAATTAAAAAATAATGGCTGGCAGGACTAAGAAAAAGTTTCCTGAAGTCAAAAAAGCTAACGAAGGTAAGTTTACCAAGTGGGCTATGAATAACGGATTCAAGAGTGCATGTAGTGCAGCTTCTGCTGTTATGAAGAATACAAAAAAGTATTCTGATACAATAGTAAAGCAGGCTAACTATGCTAATAATTTTGGATGTAAAAGTAAATAAAATGGGAAAGCTATTAATAAAAATAGGAATGTGGATGCAAGCAGTATGGTGCAAATTTCAATGTGCATGGAACTTGTCTGTAGCTAAATTATTATTTAAAGTGGCCAACTGCCCTAATAAACTTTGCACTTGTAAATAATGAAACGAACACGATCAAGAGGTTTGGGTGATACTATTGAAAAAATTACAACTGCAACAGGAATTAAAAAAGTAGTTGAAACTGTAGCTAAAGCAACAGGATCAGGTTGTGGTTGCAACAAAAGAAAGGATGCTTTAAATAGAGCATTCCCTTACGATAATAAATAAAAAAAAAGATGTCATACCAAAAATTACAAGTTAGTCAATCGTTAAAAGTTATTCCTTCTAACGATGTCATGATTCCAAATCCAGATAGTTTAATCTTAATACAAGAGACTGGAGACTTCACTAAAGCAAATGAAGTAACAGTTGCAGCTGGAGGCCTATTAACAATGGGTATTCTACAAGGTGCTATTGTATATAACTTAGGAGCTAATATAGCATACTATGTATTATCAGTTGACAGCGATACAGTCATGACCTTAAGTGGTGGTGGTGTTGGTGGAGCTGGAAATGTATTTAATATATTTAACTCAGTTGCATCTCAACCATGTGTTTTATACTCAGGATCAGGTGGAGATATTATAGCTGTAATGGCTCAAGACACTAACTATGCTTCACAAGGAGCAGTAGGACATTTATCTCCTACATTATTTGTATCAGTTCCAGTTGGAACATTTATGCCTACCCAGGTTATTCAGGTAATTGAAACCAGAACAACAGCAGAAAATATTATTGCTCTTTGGTAAAAAATTACTAACACATTTATATATCTTAAAGAATGGAATGGACAGAAAATAATACATGGGATGGCAGAACCGAATGGGTTCAGACCTCATCTTATACAATAAAAAATGACTAAGGAATTGAAAGATACAGTAGAAGTTGCAGTAGCTAACGCAAGTGCGTTGGGCTTAACTCTCACTCAAGCAAACGACATATTACAGTTTATATCACTAACCTTAGCCATAGCATTTACAGTTTGGAAATTCAGCAGAGGTTATAAAAAAAATGAGAAAGATAAGTAAACTTATAGTTCATTGTTCTGCCACAAGAGAAGGGCAAGAAATATCAGCTGCTACTATTGATGATTGGCATAAGAAGAGAGGCTGGTCAGGAATAGGTTATCATTTTGTAATAGGATTAAACGGACTAATAGAATACGGAAGACCAGTCAGTAAGATGGGTGCTCATGTTAGAGGTCACAATAAAAGTAGCATAGGAATTTGTTACATAGGAGGTGTAGAGTTAGATGGTAAAACTCCATGTGATACTCGAACAGAAGAACAGAAATGTTCTTTATACCATCTACTTATAGTATTAAAAAAATTACATCCTGAAGCTGTGGTACATGGTCATCGGGATTTTTCAGCTAAAGCATGTCCATCATTTGATGCGACAGAAGAGTATAAAAATTTATAACATGGCAAAAAAAGTAAGTTGGATGTATGGTGGCAAAAAGTATAGTGGAACTTTTATTAGAGAAACTAAAACTCACACTTATGCAAGAACTACAAACGGAAAAATTAAAACTATAAAAAAGAAATAATGAGCAAAATGAAAACTAAGGCTAAGCCAAAACCAAAGCCGAAACCAAAACCAAAACCAAGTTACTAATGGCAAAAGCATTTAAGATACATAATATGTATAGTAAGACAGGTATTAAGAAAGTAGCTAAAACTATGAAAGATCATGTTGCCTTAAAGAAAAAAGGTTACACTCATAAAAAGAAGTAATGGCAACTCCCAGGAAAGGTAAAGCAAAAGTAAAAGTAACTGCTTCTGGAAAGAGAGTGAGTTATGGTCAGGCAGGAAAAGCTAAAGGTGGTGGATCAAGAGTAAAGCCTGGTACATCTAAAGGCGATGCTTATTGTGCAAGAAGCTATGGAATAAAAATGGGATTGTCTATAGGAAAAAGAAATGATCCTAATACTCCAAACAACTTATCTCGTAAGAGATGGAAGTGTGTGGGTAAAAAATCAAAACGATAATGAGCTGGTGGACTAAAATATTTGGTAGTGGTGCTGTTAGTATAGCTGGTAAAGTAGCTGACATAGCTGATAGATTTATTCAGACAAAAGAAGAGAAGGCTGAGTTTGAGATTATGATTAAAAAATTATTTCTTGAAGCTGAATCTGAAATGCAAAAGAATGTAACTGAACGCTGGAAAACAGATCTCACCAGCGATTCATGGCTCAGCAAGAATGTAAGACCTATGACTCTTATATTTTTAGTCACATGTACTATGCTTTTAGTTTTTATAGATGCAGGATCTATTGACTTTGTAGTTGAAGATAAATGGACTTCACTTTTAGAAATTGTTTTAATTACTGTAATTGCTTCTTATTTTGGAGGCAGGTCATGGGAAAAAATTAAAAAATGATATCCAAACATCATAGTGATGAAATAAAAGATTGGGTATTAAACAACTTAGACTTTCTTAAAAGTCAACCTAACAGTAAACCAAAGGGCCACCGAGGTGTAGTCTTTGGAATAAACGAATTACAATCCCCTACTAAAAAAAATTTATTATTAGAAAATAATTTTCCTTTCAATGCATTGAAAGCAATAGAGGAAGAGATGTCTATTAAGTTTAACATACTTACTCATAGTAATACTGTTAACTGGGCAGACTTAGGTATTATGATTTTATATAGTGAGGCAGGATATAAATGTAAAATACATACAGATGATTCTGATAATAAGAACATATATACTACAAGATTAAATGTTTTACTTAGTAAACCAGAATCTGGAGGCGAACCTATAATAGATAAGAAGACTATATATATAAAAGAGAATGAACCTTGGATTTGTGTTGCAGGAAGGTATGAGCATTCTACTGTAAAAACAAAAGGAAAAACCCCAAGAATACTATTGTCATATGGGTATGATGTACCTCGAAACTTACTTGAGGCATTGAATTTTTTAAATTAAAAACATACCCATAATTTTTCTTATCTTTGCAGTATAACTAAAATCATTTAAAATGAGCGACAACTTAAATCCAGAAGAATTACAAAGTCTTCAAACTTTAACATCTGAATTCAATAAGATCAAAACTTCATTGGGAGATCTTGAACTACAAAAACATGGAATGTGTTTGAGAGTAGAAAATATTAAGATAGAGTTTCAAGCATTAGAAGCAGGACTAACAGATAAGTATGGTAAAGATTCTGTTATCAATATGGAAACAGGAGAGGTTAAAGAGAAGGAAGTTTTAGAAGAAGGTAAATAATAATATTATATGAGAATTGAAACATATCCAATAGTAGCAGCAGTCTTAGGTCAAGATAGACTTTTAGGAACACAAGCTGTTACTGAAGCGACTAAGAATTTTACAATTGATCAGTTAGTTAATTTCATTAACATTACTTCAGCTGTAGATTCACAGACATTAAGATATAAGTTTCAAGTTCTTGGATCAGGAATTGACCAGGCCAAAGGCACATTTACATTTGCAGCTGGAGGTAGTACTGTTAATTTTGCTGATGTTACAGGTTTTAAATTAAGTTCATATAGTTTACGATATTTATCTCAGGGTGCAGCTACAGACATTTCTGCATTCTATACAAAAATCATATCTACTCAAGTATTTATTAGTAACACCAAAGACATTAGTCAGTTTGGTGTATACACTTGGAATAGTGCAGTTCAAGCAGGTTCTGAAGAGTTTTACAATATAGGTTTAACCCCAGTTGCAACTCAAGGAACACTTAAAAGAGATAGCGAATATTTTATATCTTTGCTGTCATGGGATGTAAGTGCAGGAGGTGGAGACAAGAACTTTGTGTTTACACAAGGAACACCAGCTTTAGTATGGACTGTCCAACATGATTTAAACAAGTTCCCTTCTGTTTCAGTTGTGAATTCGTTGAATGAAATAGTATATGGTAAAGTAGATTATATAGACAAAAATAAATTAACAGTGACTTTTGCTGCTGCCTTTTCTGGTGCTGCATATTGTAACTAAAACCTTAACAAACAAAAAAAATCAATTATGGCAATTCAGTTTTTAGATGCAATAGATTTAACAGGGTTAGAGATAACCAATGTCTTATTGCAAAGTTCAGCAGGTACACCTGCTTCATTCCTGGGAGCAGGACAAATCGTTTATGATTCATCAGCAGGTACTATTAAGTACTATGATGGTATAGCAGGAGCTTGGGTAGAGTTAGATGGTAACGGTGCAGTGTCATCAATAGTAGCTGGTACAGGTATCGCTATTAGTGGAGGTACAGGAAACGTAACAGTAAACGTAGACTACGCAGGTGCAGACAATGCAATTTTAGCAGCAGTAGCTGCTGATCCAGTAGCAGCAGATACAATCTGGTTTTCTGATGCAACTGATAGTGCTATCAAAAAAGCTTTAGTATCAGCATTACCTTTCAGCAATAACGCAGGAAGTGTAACAGAGGTTACTTCTTCAGACACAACATTTATTGCAGCAACAGGTGCAGCATCTATAACTTCATCAGGTGATTTAAACTTTGGATTAAGTGCATCAGGAACTCCAAGTGCAACAACTTATTTAAGAGGTGATAATTCTTGGGCAACTATTGCAGCAGGATTTGCAGGATTTAAAATAACAGATGGTACAAATCCATTTGATGTTGGATCAGGAGAGTCAGTTGACATCACAAGTTCAGGATCAATAGTAATTGATACTTCAACTGCTTTGATTGTTAAAATGGATCTTTCAACTACTGGAGTAACAGCAGGTGATTATACAAGTGCTAACATTACAGTTGATGCTCAAGGTAGAATTACAGCAGCAGACAATGGTACAGCAGGTACTATGACAAGCTTTGATGTTTCAGCAGACTCTGGAACTACGCAAAAGATTAGCAATGGTGACGAATTAAAAATATTAGGTACTGCTCCAATTAGTACAGCAGCAAGTGCTACAGATACAGTTACAATAACTCACGATGCTTTTGGTACAGCAGGAACATATGCTTATCCAAGTTCAGTAGTTACAAATGCTACTGGTCACATTACAAGTATAGTGGCTGGAGCTGCACCAGGAACAATGTCTGCTTTCAAATTAGCAGGTGACACTGGAACTGCTCAAGCAGTTGAAAATGGTGATACACTAAGTGTATTAGGTTCTAAAGGAATTGACACAGTAGTATCAGCTGATGATACAATTACTGTTAATCTTGACTTATGTGAAATAGATACTCAAGCTGGAGATTTTTCAGGTGAAGATTCTATTATAATTTGTGATTCTAAAGCAGGTGCAAATGGTAAAGTACTTCCTGGTAAAATTTCTCTATCAATGTTCGGTGCTCCAACAGCAACGCTTCCGATGGGAACTAATAAAATATCAGGGCTTGTAGATCCTACAGCAGCACAAGAAGCAGCTACAAAAAATTATGTAGATACAACTTTTGCAGGTTCAGGAGCATTAATTTTCCAAGGAGGATACGATGCAACAAGTGCAGCACCAACAGGAGCAGCAGTTCTTAAAGGATTTACTTATGCAGTAACAGTAGCAGGTTCAGGAGATCCAGAAGGATTTTGGAATCCAACATTAGAGGTTGGTGATTTAGTTATTGCTAACATAAACAATCCACAGACAGCAGCAGATTGGACAGAGATTAACAAGAACATTGATGTTGCATCTGCAACTATTCAAGGTATTGCAAACTTCCCAACAGCAGGTGGATTATCTGTTTCAGCTGGAGCAGTAAGTTTACCAGGAGTAGGTACAGCAGTTACAAATTTAGGTTCAGCAGCTAAGTCTTTAAAAATCTCAACAGATGCTAAAGGAAGAGTTACAGCAGCAACTGCTCAAGACATTAGTATTGCAGCTACTCAGGTAAAAGATTTCTGTGCAGAAGTAGATTCATGTAACTCAACTGCCAACAACAAAACAGGTGTTGTGGGAGATGCTAAGTCTTGGACTATTGAGCATAACTGGGGAACACGAAATGTAGTATTAAATGTGTATAACAACAAGGGAGAATATAACGATGTCTTTGTAAGTGTATCAAGACCAGATGTTAATAATGTAACATTCAGTGTTGCTAAAGATGTTGGTGCTGAAGCTCTTGCTTATACGTTACAAAGAGTATCATAAATTATGGCAGAAGCTATTGAGTTTTTAAAAGGGATATCTGTAGAGGGTGGAGTATCGGTAGATGGCAAAGCTTTAGGATCGAATGCTTTTAATAGCACTACCATTCCTACAAATAATAACCAAATAACAAATGGGGCAGGTTACGTTACCAGTAGTGGGAATACCACTATTGGTACGTCAACCGACCTAAATTTTGCTGGGGCTAACGTATTGTCAACCATTGCGTTAACAGAGGGTGTTATTACAGCTTATACAAATCGTGTATTAACTTTAGCGAACTTAGGTTTTACTGGAGCTACTAATGCGAATTATATAACTAACAATAATGAACTTACTAATGGAGCAGGATATGTTACAACTTCAGGAGTAACAAGTGTTAGTCAAACTCATGGTGGAAATGCATTTAATGTTGGAGGATCTCCTATAACAGGAGTCGGAACTCTTGGCATCACAATGGCTGGTTCAGCTGCACAATATATAAATGGTGCAGGTAACTTAGCAACATTCCCTTCAATACCACAAGGAGATATTACATCAGTAGTAGCTGGAAGTGGTATGACAGGTGGTGGAACATCAGGAGCTGTTACATTAAATGTAATTGGTGGTGATGGTATTACTGCTAACGCAGATAATATTGTTGTAGATTCTACTGTTATAAGAACATCAGGTACTCAAATAAGAACAGGTAATTTAGAACTTCAATCAAAAGATACTTCTACAAGTTATACTGTTGCTCCATTAGAAATAAGAGCAGGTATATCAGGTGCTGAAGGTACTGCACCAAGAATGTCTTTTCATTGGGATGGTATTGTTGCTTCTCAAATAGCAATTGAACTAAATGGTGTAATAGCTATTAGAAATAATCCAGGCTCAGGATATGAATCACTTGCATGTGCAAACTTTACAGCACACAGTGGTAGTATTATTTTAGGTGGAACAGGTAGAATACAAGGTATTGATACAGTTTCTGCAACAACAGATGCTGCTAATAAAGCTTATGTAGATGCAGCTGTAGCAGGTGTACCAACAGGTGATATTACTTCAGTAATAGCAGGAACAGGATTAGGTGGTGGTGGAACTTCAGGAGCTGTTACTTTAACAAACGCAGATAAAGGTTCATCACAAGAGATAATTAAAGCAATAGCAGTTAATGATGAAAAAGGAATTACAGTTGATAGCAATTCATTTGTTCTTAATTTTAATACTGGAAAAGGAATTAATATTGCACCTGAAGGAAGTAGCTTAAATTTTTCAGCAGACCAACAATCATTAAGTATAAGTGGAACTACACTAAGCTTAACCGATGGTGGATCAGTTACTCTACCTACATCGACTGGCCCAAAAGGAGATAAGGGAGATCAAGGAATCCAAGGAATCCAGGGTATTCAAGGAGTGCAAGGAGATAAAGGTGATACTGGTAGCCAAGGTGGTAAAGGTGATACTGGTAGTCAAGGAGCAAAAGGTGATACTGGAGATACTGGTAGTAAAGGAAATACAGGAGATACTGGAAACGGTATTAAGGAAACAAGAGAAGAAAAAGGAATTATAACTTTTGTATATACAGATGGTTCTGAATTTGTAACTGAAGACTTAACTGGGCCACAAGGTAGTACTGGTAGTCAAGGAGCAAAAGGTGATCAAGGTGATACAGGAGCTAAAGGTGACCAAGGTGACCAAGGAGGCAAAGGAGATACAGGATCACAAGGAGCAAAAGGAGATACAGGAAGTCAGGGTTCTAAGGGTGATACAGGAAGTCAGGGATCTAAAGGAGATACTGGTAGTACTGGAAACGGAATAAAAGAAACTCGTGAAGAAGGAGGAGTTATCGTTTTCACTTACACTGATGGTTCTGAATTTTCTACAGAAGATTTAACAGGCCCTCAGGGTAGCAAAGGAGATACTGGATCACAGGGTGGCAAAGGAGATACTGGATCACAAGGTGGTAAAGGAGATACTGGAGCAAAAGGAGACACTGGAACAGCTGGTGCAAAAGGTGACCAAGGGATTCAAGGGATTCAAGGTATACAAGGAGAAACTGGAGATGCTGGAGCAAAGGGTGATACTGGATCTCAGGGTGGTAAAGGTGACACTGGATCTAAAGGAGACCAGGGAATACAAGGTATACAAGGAGAAACTGGAGACACTGGTGGTAAAGGAGATACAGGTAGCCAAGGTTCTAAAGGAGACACTGGATCTAAAGGAGATACTGGAGATACAGGAAGTCAAGGTTCTAAGGGTGACACTGGAAATGGAATAAAAGATACAAGAGAAGAAGGTGGGGTTATAGTTTTTACCTACACTGATGGTTCTGAGTTTTCTACAGAAGACTTAACTGGGCCAAAAGGAGACACTGGTGGTAAAGGAGACCAGGGTAACCAAGGAGATAAAGGTGACACTGGTAATAACGGAATACAGGGAATCCAAGGAATAAAGGGTGATACTGGTAGCCAAGGTGGACAAGGAGATCAGGGTGTGAAGGGTGATACTGGAACAGCTGGTTCAAATGGTACTAATGGAGCTAAAGGTGATAGAGGTTTACAAGGAATACAGGGTATAAAAGGTGATACTGGTACAAATGGTTCAAACGGAGCTAAAGGTGATACTGGTACAGCTGGTACAAATGGTACTAATGGAGCTCAAGGTATTCAAGGTATTAAAGGAGACACTGGTAGTAACGGATCTAAAGGAGATCAAGGTAATCAGGGTATCCAGGGAAATCAGGGTGTTCAAGGTGATAAAGGAAGCACTGGTAATACTGGAGCTGTAGGCCCTAATTTTCCAGTATTCTTTAATGGAGAATTTACAATAGCCTCAATGACTGTTGATGAAAAGGCAGGAACTTGTACAGTTCAATTAGAAAAAGGTGGAGAATTTAGACTTGCCTTAGCACGATAGAAGAAAAAATAAAATACTATCTTTGTACTTAATATAATTAAATAAAATCAAAATGAAAAAATCAAACGAAACAAAGCAGCTTACAGAAGCAGAATTAACTTCAATCCAGTCAATGACTAACGCTTTTAATCTTTTAAAAATAAAATTAGGAGATTATGAATTAATGAAGCAAGAGACTTTAGAAAAAATTGCTGAGGTAAAAACAGCATATGCTAAAGTAGAACTTGAACTTCAAGAAGTGTATGGTAAAGATGTTGAGATAAACATCGAGACAGGAGAGGTTAAAGAAAAAGAAGTAAAGCTGGAAGAAGTAAAATAAAAAACAGCAATGGCAAGAATTGAAAATACTACGGTCTACCCTACGGTCACACCAGCAATGGATGACCTTTTAATCGCTACAGATGTTAGTGACAATAATAAGACAGTTACGTTTTTAGTAAGTAGTCTTTCAGGTGGAGCAGCAGTACTTCAAGGCTTGCAATCAGTTTTAGATACATCTAATACAGCAACTCAAAATATTACTTTAACAGGTAATATTGAATTAGTAGGAGGATATATTGACTTATGTCAGCTATATGCTTCAGGTGCTACAGGAGCTGCTGGACAAGTATTAACTTCAGGTGGAGCAGCAGGATGTGTTACCTGGACAACTCCAGGAGCAGGTGGTGGAGGATGTTGTACACTTCAACAAACTACTGATGCAGGAGCATCAACCACAAACACTATTACAACTACTGGTGATTTAATAATGAATGGAGTTAATTCTCAATTCAATTTAAATAACGGAAGTGATATAGTTTTATCTTCTACAAGCACATTAACTTTTGTTACTGGATCTACTATAACTGATTCAGCTGGTGCTACAGGATCTACAGGATATGTATTAACATGGAATGGTACTGGTGTTACTTGGGCAGCTCCAGCAGCTTCGGCTTGCTGTACTTTACAAGAAACTCTAACTGCTGGCAATACAGCCACAGCAATAGGTATTGATTTTGTAGGGCCAAGTACAACAAACTTTAATGCAAGTGCTTCAATTATTTCTGCTGGTGGAAACACTTTTAGTGGAACAAATACATTCTCAGGAACATTAGATATTGATGGAACTGTTGAAGATGGAGTTGGAAGTGTAGGTACAGCAGGACAAATATTAAGCTCGACAGGCTCAGGTGTAGCTTGGATAGCTAATAGTGGTGTTCCAAATTTACAGGCAGTTTTAACTGCTGGAGATACAGCTGTAGAAGATATTAATCTAACAGGTATTATTGATCTAACAGGAAGTTTAGTATTAGGTAGTTCAACTACTGTTAGTGCAAACGGATCAGTAGGAACTGTTGGGCAGTATTTAACAGCAACAGCAACAGGAGTTGAATGGACATCAACAGCTGCGTGTTGTAATTTAAACGACACACTAACTGTAGGAGCTACTTCTGCGTTAGATATTACAATGACAGGTTCTGCTAATATAACAGCACCTTCTATGACTCCAGCTATATTGATTGCAAATAATGGAGCAGGAACAGCTGGTCAAATACTTTCAGCAACTGCTTCAGGAATTCAATGGGTAGATAACAATGCTACAGGAATGACTTCATTCTTTATGCAGGGTGATGGTGGTACTCTTCAGACAATAACTGATGGAAACACTTTTCAATTACTGGGTGATACTGGTATAACAACTACAGCTGTAAATTTAGATACTTTAAAAATAGATCTTGATGATACAGCAGTAACACCAGGATCTTATACTTACGCATCTATAACTGTAGACCAACAAGGTAGATTAACAGCAGCTTCTAATGGAGCATCTCCTTCATTACCTACAACTTATGATTTAGCTTCAGTACAAAACGGAACTGGATCTCAGATACAATTAATACCAAGTGCTGGTGTTACAGATATTGTAGATATTATAGCTGGTACAAACATTACAATTGCTGATACTGGTAGCAGTCTTACTATATCAGCTGCATCGGCAGCTGGAATGACAAGCTTTAAAGTTGAAGGTGACTCAGCAAATACTCAAGATATAACTAATGGTAATACTATTAAGTTTGAAGGAGGAACAGGACTTAGCAGTTTAGTAAGTGCTACAGATACTGTTACTTTTAAAATAGATGATACAGGAGTTGCATCAGCATCTTATACTAATGCTAACATAAGTGTAAATGCTCAAGGGCAAATAGTAGCAGCTTCTAATGGATCAGCAGCAGGAGGAGGAACAGCAACTTATACAAGTGCTCAGAATGGTGTTGATGTAGATATGACTTATCTACAATCTAATCCAGCTTTAACTAATGTAGTTAAATTAGTAGCAGGTACAAATATTACATTAACTGACAATGGTAGTAATCAAATAACTATTGATGCTGCTGGTGGTGGTAGTGGAATGACCTCGTTTAAATTAGAGGGTAGTTCAGGAATTACACAAAACATTACTAATGGTAATACAGTAAGAATACTTCAAGGAACTGGTATTCAAACTGTTGCAAGTAATACAGATACTGTTACAGTAACTAATACAGGTGTAACATCTGTTGCTGCTGGTAGTGGTATAAGTCTAAGTGGAAGTACTGGTGCTGTAACTATAACTGCAACTGGTAGTGGATCAAAAAGTCAATCACATTATTTTAGAAGATCGTTCTATAATAGGGATTTACAGAACAAGTTTAACTACCCTTATTATATTTTTGAAGATCCAATTTTTCCACAGTTCCCAGCTCCAGTTCTTGGGCGAGTATCAAATGATATAATTCAGGATCAAATTCAAGATCCTGCTACAGTAGCTCCATCAGTGGGTGGTATACTATTAAACGCATCTTTATATAGTGGCCCAAAAACACATTGTGTTACTGGGTACAGAGATCTTTGTAGTGTAACAGTTAGACTTGTTTCAGATATAAAAGAATTTGAAATAAGACTTTATAAAGCTGAGATGTGTTTACCAGCAGGTACTCAAAAATTATGGACTTTAATTTCTGAATGTAAATTTGTTCCTGGAGCGAATGACACTAATAGAGCATTACTTTGTTGTGATATGGATCTTGCTAAGGCAACAACTAATAGCAAAAGGTTTGATACCGATGATGCGTTAATGCTGGTTTTATATACAACTGGAAATGGCGATGATCTTGGATTTATAAACGGAGAGATTTCGTATGAGATGCTTGATGGAAATGCTATGTAAATTAAATTTAAATTTAAATTAAAATAAAATGAAATGGATATTAGAAAAATATCAGTCGGAGCAGATTACAAGTCTGGAGCAATGCATTACATTAAAGGCCAAGAAGTTTTAGGAGGCAGTCATACTATTCATTTAATTCAAGCTCAAGAAAGATCTTTTAGGATTTGGATTATAAAAGACGAAAAGGTTTATGTGTGGAAAGAGTTTTTATCAACTCTACCTATATCGTTAGAGTATAACATAAACTTTTAATGAGATCTCCGAATTGCTTTATTGTAACTCCTAAAGATAATAGGAGATATGATAATAAGAAAGAGATTGGTGGAATGGAATTTATCACCAGCGTTTCTGAAGAAGATCATACTGTATCAAATCGTTTTGCAACCGTTATAGAGTTGCCTATAAACTATGAAGGCCCTATCTCAAAGGGAGACACTTTATTAGTTCATCACAATGTTTTCAAGTTTTATAATGATGTGAAAGGTCGCAGACAAAGTGGCCGAAGTTTCTTAAAAGAAAATTTATTTTTAGTTGACAACGATCAATTCTTTATGTACCATAATGGTGATAAGTGGATGGCTTGGGGAAAATATTGTTTTATAAAGCCTGTTGATGTAAAAGAATCCTATATATTTAAAGGGTGTAGTGAAGAACCTTTATATGGTATTGTTAAATACATTAATCAAGAGCTCTTAAATTTAGGAGTAAACGAGGGTGATTCAATTTCTTTTCAGCCTGATAGCGAATACGAATTTAATGTTGAGGGAGAGAAACTATATAGAATGTTTACAGACAACATAACAATGCTTGTATGATATATGTAATAGATAATTTTGTAGATCAAGACCTATTTGATATCGGTAAAGAATATTTAGACAAAGGAGAGTGGATTGATCAAAAGGCAGGTGATAAGAGTTTTTATGTTCAAAGCTCTCCAGAGTCGTTTAATGATTATGTTTTAGACAAGCTATCGATAAAAGAGGGTAAACCATTACAAAATATATTAAGCTTCTTTAGAATGTCTAATAACGAATTAGACACAAGTTGGAGAATTCATGCTGATTCTAAAATTAATGGAGAGAAACCTGATAGAGCTATTGTATTATGTATGTCTCCAAGAGAATTAGAAGAACTACATGGAACAGCTTTCTGGGAACATGATGTATATGGTAGTACAATACCAAAAGATTTTACAGACGAACAGTTTGACAAGATGATAACTGAAGACTCTGAGCAAATAGAAAAATGGAGATTAGCTTCTGTGGTAGGTTATGAGCAGAACCGATTAATTTCTTATCCTTCAGATTACTTTCATAGTAAATATCCAAACAAGTCTTGGAAAGAAGGTAGAGCAATTTTCGTAATGTTTTATAAATACATATAATGGATATAAAGGAACTTAAGTTAAGTATAATTGAAGCAGGAGAAAAAGCTGTTAAACAATTAATTAGAGTAGCTAAAGAAGATATTATTAAATACGAAGCAGAAGATCCTTTAGCAGCTGATAGATTAAAAAACGCAGCAGCTACTAAAAAATTATGCATCATGGATGCTTTTGAAATATTAAAAAGAATAGAAGAAGAGAGAGCTCTTCTTAACGGAACTGTAACTGAAAAGAAAAACAATACACCAAGAGGATTTGCTGAATCAAGATCAAAATAAATTATATAAAGTTTTAACAAACTACATTCCTAAATCTGTTTTAGTAAATAAAAACAGGGCAAGAACTTGGCTCTATGGTTATAACGAAAAGTATAATTTAGTTATTATATCTAAAACTGGACAGGTAGGTAATGTTATAGATATCAATGGGTTACAGATAGGATTACCTCCAGCACCTAAGGAAGTATATAGTCGCTCTTCAAAAAAAGAAGAACAATACTGGGAGACAGTTCCTTTAGTTCGAGATCTAAGTAGAATTAAATCTATATTTCAGTGGCACGATACTCCAGATGAGTTTAAGTCTCAATGGGTAGACTTCATAGAAGAAGAATTTAATAGAAGAGAAGAAGGTCATTGGTTTATGAATAATGGAAATCCTGTTTATATAACAGGAACTCATTATATGTATTTACAATGGACTAAGATTGATATAGGTAATCCAGATTTTAGAGAAGCAAATAGAATATTTTATATTTTCTGGGAAGCATGCAAAGCTGACAAGAGAAGTTTTGGAATGTGTTACTTAAAAATTAGACGTTCTGGATTTTCTTTTATGAGTTCATGTGAAGGAGTAAACAAAGCAACTATTACTAAAGATGCTCGTATTGGAATATTATCTAAAACAGGTAGTGATGCCAAAAAAATGTTTACTGATAAAGTTGTTCCTATCTCAAATAACTATCCATTCTTTTTTAAACCCATACAAGATGGTATGGATAAACCAAAAACAGAATTAGCATATAGAGTTCCTGCATCTAAGATTACTAAAAAGAATATGCACACTTTAGCTGATGAAGAGTTAGAGGGATTAGATACAACTATTGACTGGAAAAATACAGGAGACAATAGTTATGATGGTGAGAAATTACAATTACTACTTCATGATGAAAGTGGTAAATGGGAAAAGCCTGATAATATATTAAACAACTGGAGGGTTACAAAAACATGTCTCAGGTTAGGTAGTAGAATTATAGGTAAGTGTATGATGGGATCTACTTCTAATGCCTTAGATAAAGGTGGTAGAAACTTTAAAGCATTATATGAAGATTCTTTTCCAACCAAACGAAATGCAAATGGTCAAACCAAAAGTGGATTGTATTGTTTATTTGTTCCTATGGAATGGAACTTTGAGGGATATATAGATCGCTATGGAATGCCAATACTTACTACTCCTGCAAAACCTGTTATAGGAATTGATGGAGAGGTAATAACTTTAGGGGCTATAGATTACTGGACAAATGAAGTAGAGTCTTTGTCTCAAGATCCAGATGCATTAAATGAATTTTATAGACAGTTTCCAAGAACAGAGTCTCATGCTTTTAGAGATGAGAGTAAACAATCTTTATTTAATCTTACAAAGATTTATCAGCAAATAGATTATAACGATTCTTTAATAATGCCTCATCACATAACAAGAGGTTCTTTTAGCTGGAAGAATGGAATAAAAGATACTGAAGTTATTTGGAGTCCAAACAAAGATGGTAGATTTATTGTAAGCTGGACACCTCCACCACACTTGCAAAACAAACAGTTTGAGGAAAGAGGAATGAAGAAACCAGGGAATGAATCTATTGGTTCATTTGGTTGTGATTCATATGACATATCAGGAGTGGTTGTTGGTAAAGGATCTAATGGATCTTTACATGGTCTTACTAAATTCAATATGTCTGAAGCTCCAAGTAATCATTTTTTCTTAGAGTATATAGCCAGACCTCAGACAGCAGAAATATTTTTTGAGGAAGTATTAATGGCTTGTATATTTTATGGTATGCCTATATTATGTGAGAACAATAAACCTCGTTTATTATATCATTTTAAGAACAGAGGATACAGAGGATATTCATTAAATAGGCCAGACAAAACATACACTAAACTTTCTAAAACAGAAAGAGAATTAGGTGGTATACCAAACAGTTCAGAAGATGTAAAACAATCGCATGCTTCAGCTATAGAATCGTATATTGAAAAATATGTTGGTGTTGATTTTAATGGAGATAATCGTGATCCAGGAGACATGGGAGACATGTATTTTGGAAGGACATTAGAAGACTGGGCAAAATTTGATATTAGTAATAGAACAAAGTTTGATGCAGCGATTAGTTCAGGGTTAGCTATCATGGCTAACCAGAAACACTTATACACACCATCTAAACAAAAATCAAAAATAAGTATTAACTTTGCAAGATATAATAACAAGAATACACTAAGTAAAATAATTACATGAAAGCAGTCACAATAGATATACAATCTGCTGCGTTCCCTGATCAGTTCGTATCCGATAAACAAAAAGCTTCTAAGGAGTTCGGATTACAAGTCGGTCAAGCTATACAATATGAATGGTTTAGAAAGGATGGCATGAATTGTAGATTTTATTCTCAATGGGCCGATTTCAATAGACTAAGATTATATGCGAGGGGAGAGCAGTCAGTAGGAAAGTACAAAAACGAATTAGCAGTAGATGGAGATTTGTCTTATCTAAATTTAGACTGGACTCCTGTTCCTATTATCCCAAAATTTGTGGACATAGTAGTCAACGGAATGTCAGATAGATTGTTTAAAGTTAATTGTGTATCTCAAGATGCAATGTCTGCTGAGAAGCGAAATGATTTCCAGAAGATGGTGGAGGTTAATGTAGCTGCTCAAGATTTATTTCACCAGGTAGAAAAAGATTTTAACATGGAGGTGTTTCAGGTTGATCCTAAAACTTTACCTCAGAGTGATGCAGAGATGGAATTATATATGCAGCTTAACTATAAGCCAGCTATAGAAATTGCAAACGAAATTGCTATCAATACTATGTTCGAGGAAAGTCATTATGTAGATACTCGTAAAAGAGTTGATATGGACTTAACTACACTGGGTATTGGTATAAGTAAACATTCATTTTTACCAGGAGCAGGGGTTCAAGTAGATTACGTTGATCCTGCGAATGTAGTTTATAGTTATACAGAAGATCCATACTTTAAGGATTGCTTTTATTGGGGCGAGATTAAAACAGTTCCAATTTCAGAAGTAATAAAAATAGATCCAGAATTGACAGAAGAAGATATGGAAGAGATATCCAAGTATAGTCAATCTTGGTATGACCATTACAATGTAGCATATGAGAACAGCATGTTCCATAGAGATACTTGTACTCTTTTATATTTTAATTACAAGTCTACTAATAGTTTTGTATACAAGAAAAAGAAAACTGCTGAAGGTACTTTTAAGACAGTAGAAAAAGACGATGAGTTTAATCCACCACAAGAGATGATGGAGGAACAAGGCTTTGAAAGAATAGAAAAACGAATTGATGTTTGGTATGAGGGTGTAATGGTAATGGGTAGTAATTTACTTATTCAATGGCAGATGATGGAGAATATGGTTAGACCTAATTCAGCAAGTCAAAATGCTATGCCTAATTATGTAGCCTGTGCTCCAAGAATGTATAAAGGTTCATTAGATTCTTTAGTTAAAAGAATGATTCCTTTTGCTGATTTAATTCAGATAACACATTTAAAAATACAACAAGTAGTTTCTAAGGTAGTTCCAGATGGAGTCTTTATAGATGCCGATGGATTAAGTGAAGTAGATTTAGGAACAGGAAATGCTTATGATCCATCAGATGCTTTACGACTTTACTTCCAGACAGGTAGTGTAGTTGGTAGAAGCTATACTCAAGATGGAGATTTTAATAATGCTAAAGTTCCTATTACACAATTAAATTCTAATAGTGGTCAAGGTAAAATGCAAATGCTTATTGGTAACTATAATCATTATTTAAATATGATTAGACAAGTTACTGGACTTAACGAAGCAAGAGATGCATCAATGCCAGATCCTAATTCATTAGTTGGTGTACAGAAACTTGCAGCATTAAATTCTAATGTAGCAACCAGACATATTTTAAACTCAAGTCTTTATATAACTAAGACTTTAGCAGAATGTTTATCTATAAGAACAGCTGATGTATTAGAGTACGCAGACTTTAAAGATGAGTTTGCTATGCAGATTGGTAAATATAACTTAGGTATAATAGAGGATATAAGAAATTTATACATATATGATTTTGGAATCTTTATTGAAATGTCACCTGATGAAGAAGAGAAAGCTCAGCTTGAGCAGAACATTCAGATGGCTTTACAAAAAGGTGGTATTGACCTGGAGGATGCTATTGACATCAGAACTATTAACAATCTTAAGATGGCTAATCAACTCTTAAAAGTTAAGAGAAAACAAAAAGCTACAGAAGAACAACAACAAAAAATGCAAGCTCAAGCTATGCAAGGAGAACAACAACAACAACTCCAGGCAGCAGCAGCACAAGCTAAGATGCAACAAACTCAAGCTGAAATACAAGCTAAGATTCAAGTCAAACAAGCAGAAATTGCTTTTGAAATTGAGAAGCAAACTAATGAAGCTGAATTAAAACGTAGGCTTATGGATGTTGAGTTTAATTATCAAATGCAGTTAAAAGGAATGGCAGAATCTCAAATTGATCAAAGAGAGAATCAAAGAGAGGAAGCTAAATCAAGTCGTATAAGTCAAGCAAATACACAACAATCTAAAATGATAACACAAAGGAAAACAGGTGGACAGCCTATAAACTTTGAGTCTAATGAAGATAGTTTGGATGGGTTTGATCTATCTGAGTTTAATCCAAGATAGTGGCTTAAGAATTAAATTAAATTAGTATTAACTTTGTAAAAATTAAATCAAATGGAAAATCAAAAAATCGTTGTAAAAGAAGTCACAGGACTTGAAGAGAAATCATCTCAAGAAATTGAGCAAGCTTTACTTGCAAAACATGAAGAGAAATTCTCAGTAAAAGATGAATCAACTACGTCAGATGAACCTGTAGTAGTTAACGAAATAAAGGAAGAAGCTAAAGCTGAAACCCAAGAAGCTCCCTCATCTGAGTTAAAAGATGAAGACGTTCTTTCTTATATAAAGAGTAGATATGATAAAGATATCAATTCGGTAGATGAGTTATTTGAAACGAAAGAATCAAATGAAACTTTACCAGAAGATGTTGCAGCATATTTTAAGTACAAAAAAGAAACTGGTCGTGGAATTGAAGACTTTGTAAAATTACAAAAAGACTTTGAGGATATGGACAGCGACCAAGTGTTGACTGCTTTCTATTCATCTACCGAAGAAGGGTTAGATGCTATAGACATTCAAGATATTATTGAGGATAAGTTTTCTTATGATGAAGATTTAGATGATCCAAAGGATATTAAGAAAATTCAGTTAGCAAAAAAACGAGAACTTGTAAAAGCTAAAAAGTTTTTGAATGAACAAAAAGATAAATATAAAACTCCTCTTGAGTCAAGTGGGGGTGGATTATCTGATGAGGACAAACAAAAATATGATAGCTATAAAAGTTATATAGAGGAATCAAAAACCACTCAAGAAGCACAGCAAAGAAGGTATGATTATTTTCTCAATAAAACCGATGAGGTTTTTAACGATGAATTCAAAGGTTTTGAGTTCAATGTCGGAGAGAGTACATTTACTTTTAAGCCTGGTGATAGAACTGAGCTAAAAAACAGACAATCAGATGTAAATAATTTCGTGAACAAGTTCATGGATGAAAAAACAGGAATGATTAATGATGCGAAGGGATACCACAAAGCTATGTCGGTTGCAATGAACATAGACAAGTTTGCTGAATTTTTCTACAATCAAGGGGTGACTGCGACTGTAGATAATGTAAGTAAAAAATCTAAAAACATTAATATGAATGTGCGACAAGCACCTGGTATTAGAGCTAAGGATGGTCTACAAATTAAAGCAGTTGGCGATACGAGTAGTGGAAGAGGACTCAAAATTAGAAGTATAAAAAATAATTAATAATTAAAAATTTAAAAAAATGGCAGTACAAGGCTTACCAGGATTTGATCTACAACCCTCTTCGGAGAGAGTAGCACTTCCTTCAAATTACATTACCAACTTCGATTTCTTAAATCAATATCTTCCAGATACATACGAGAAAGAATTTGAGCGTTATGGTAATAGAACAGTAGCATCATTCTTAAGAATGGTTGGTGCTGAGATGCCTACTAATTCAGATATGATCAAATGGGCTGAACAAGGTAGATTGCATACAAAATATGTAGATGTAACTTTAGCAGTAACAGGTGGTACTGTAGGTGTATTAACAGTTAATGATGTATTAAATCCAATAGGATCTAACATCGCTGTTAGAATTGGACAGACTATCTTTCTTTCTGACAATACTCCAGGATCAGTTATCAGTAACAAAGCTGTTGTAACAGGTGTTACACAGAATACTATTACTGTAGCATTCTATGAGATCGCAGCAGTAGTTCCAGCAACTCCTTCAAAATTAACTGTAATGATTTACGGTTCTGAATTTGCGAAAGGAACATCTGGAATGGTTGATTCATTAGAAGCAAACGATGTTTTCTTTGATAACAAACCAATCATCATCAAGGATACTTACGAAGTAAGTGGTTCTGACATGGCACAAATTGGATGGGTTGAAATTCAAACTGAGAATGGTGGATCAGGGTACTTATGGTACATGAAGTCTGAGCACGAAACTCGTTTACGTTTTGAAGATTATCTTGAAACAGCTATGATTGAAGCAGTACCAGCAGCTCCAGGTTCAGGTGCAGAAGCAGCTTTATCTACATCAGCAGCAGGTGCAGGAATAATCAATGCAGGTTCTGAAGGTGTATTCTATGTGGTAAACAATAGAGGAAATGTTTGGGGTGGTGGAAATCCAGTTACTCTTGCAGGTTTCGATACTGTTATCCAAAGACTTGATAAGCAAGGTGCTATTGAAGAAAATGTAATTTTCGTTGATAGACAATTCTCTTTTGATATAGATGATATGTTAGCAGCACAAAACTCTTACGGAGCAGGTGGTACTTCATATGGTTTATTTGATAACGATGAGGATATGGCTTTAAACTTAGGTTTCACAGGATTCCGTAGAGGTTATGATTTCTACAAGTCTGATTGGAAATACCTAAACGATGCTTCAATGAGAGGTGATATCGTTGGTGGAAAAGTTGGTGGGCTTTTAGTTCCTGCTGGTTCTACATCTGTTTATGATCAAGTAATGGGCAAGAATGCTAAGAGACCATTCTTACATGTTCGTTACAGAGCATCAGAAACTGAAGACAGACGTTACAAAACTTGGATTACTGGTTCTGCTGGTGGTGCAAGAACATCTTCTTTAGATGCAATGCAAGTGAATTTCTTAAGTGAAAGAGCTGTATGTACTTTAGGTGCAAACAACTTCTTTATCTTCAAGGACTAATTAGTTAATTGAAGGGGAGGCTTAAACTCCTCCCCTTTTTTTTTTAAATCAAATTAAATTATAATAAAATGAAAAAAAGTAAAACAATCGTAGCTAAAAACTACAAGTTAATGTCAAACGCTACACCTTTAGCGTACATGTTATCCTCTCACCATTCTAAGAGATCTAATCTTTTATACTTCGATGAAGAGTCAGGAACTAACCGAGCACTATGTTATGCTCGAAATCAAAAATCTCCTTTTCAAGATGCTCATGATGGCAATGCCATTTTAGAGCCTATTGTTTTTGAAGATGGATTTTTACATGTAATAAAACAAAATCAAGTTCTTCAAGAATTTCTATCTTACCATCCTGGTAACGGATCTATTTTTGAGGAAGTTAACACAGCAAGAGATGCTCAAGAAGAATTGGATGTTGAAACCATTATCTTAGAAGCTCAAATACAAGCTCGTGATTTATCTATAGAAAAACTTGCAACTGTAGGAAGAGTTCTTATGGGTGCTGCTGTAGATACTATGAGTACAGCTGAATTAAAAAGAGATGTATTAGTATTCTCAAGAAACAATCCTATGGAGTTTATGGAAATTTTAGAAGATCCTACATTACAAATTCAAGATGATGTAGTTCGATTATTTCAAGGAGGATTTTTAACTTTAAGGAATCAATCAAAAGACGTTTACTTCAACACTAAAACTAACAAGAAAAAAATGATATCAGTTCCTTTTGGTGAAGAGCCAGAATACATGGTAGCAAGTTATTTTAAAACTGATGAAGGAGTAGAGGTTTACAAGCTTTTAAAGAAACTTATTTAATTAAGACTTTATGAAATTAAGAGCACCCTAATAAGGGTGTTTTTTTTTATCTATCTTTGTGTATTATTAATCCATTAAAACCTTTTTATAAAATGGCAAAATTTCTAAAAATTACGAATGCTCCTATCACTGGTCAATTGATCAGTCTTGATGGAGTTAAAGCAGTAGGTACAGCCTCTGCTACAGCAGCAGTAGTAACAATCGACTATGTTGATGGAACTACTACAACAATCACAACAGCAGCTCAGGTTGGGCATGATGTTTACAATGCAATTGTAAACTCACAGGAAACAGCTTTAGCTACTTCTTGGCAGAATCCTTATTATGAGTTGAATCTACCAAGAGCAGTGACAAGTATTTTGAATGCATAATAGCTGTATTTTTTGATTTAAAGAGAGGCCTACAAAAAAAGTAGGCCTCTTTTTTTTTTATTATCTTTGTAGAAATGTTTATATAATATGGCAGCATCAATAAATGAAGTAAGAAATACTGTATTGGCGATAGCGAATAAAAATAACTATGGATATATATCTCCACAAGATTTTAACCTATACGCTAAGCAAGCTCAAATGGACATGTTTGAGGATTATTTCTATCAATATAATAATTGGATTAATAAAGAAAACTCCAGAACTTCTGGTACTGGATATGCCGATATAGTAAAAGGTTTAGTAGAGGTTCTTGATAGTTTTTCTACTCAGGTTTTTTTAGCTCAAGCCAATGCTAATCAGTTTAATTTACCTTTAGATTATTATCTAATTAATAAATTGTTTTTCTATTCAGTTCCTTTATTTACAGGAACTTGTGCTGGGCCAGTTGCAAATCAATTAATAGATCCAACAGCTGTAGGATGGACAACCATACCTGCTTCAGCACCAACACCTAACATAGGTACTATCGTAGTAAACACTACTACATTTCAACAAGCATATGTAACTGGAGTTGTTAATACAACCACAGTAACACTGAGTGCTGATATATTTTTAGCAGTAGGTAATACTTATATTATATATTCTAATACAAAAATTAAAGAAGTAGAAAGAGTCAGTCAAAATAAAATATTTCAATTAACAAGTTCTATGTTGACTGCACCTTCAAGAACTTATCCTGCTTATGTATTAGGTGGTAATACAGTAACAGTATATCCCTCTACAATAATGAATGCAGGTGATGTTCAAGCACAATATGTAAGATACCCTCTTGATCCAAGATGGACATGGCAAGCTTTAGTGGGAGGAGAACCTTTGTTTGATGAGACAGCTATTGACTTTCAAGAGTTTGAATTGCCTGACTCAGATGAGCCTACATTAATTGCAAAGATCTGTCAATACATAGGTATTGAAATTAGGGAAGAAATGGTCTACTCATTTGGATCAAGTCAAGAACAAATAGAAACTCAAGAAAGTAGTTAATTATGGCATATATTACAGATTATCAATATTACGAAAACAGTCAACAAGTACCTACTGATGCTAACTGGGGATCATATCAATATGTTTCTTTAGAAGACATAGTAAATAACTTTATGTTGATCTATCAGGGAAACCATGAGATAGTAAATAATCTAAATCGTTATCAAGTTTTGTTTCATGCTAAGCGTGGAATACAAGAGTTGAATTACGATGCGATGAAAGAAATTAAAATTTTAGAATTAAAGGTTTGTGATCAGTTAAGATTTGTGCTTCCTCAAGATTATGTAAACTGGGTAAGAATTTCTTTAATGGAAAATGGCATGCTATTTCCTATGACTGAAAACATTCAAACAAACTGGAGTGGTGCATACTTACAGGATCATGATTGTCGAATATTATTTGATATTGATGGGAATGTATTAAAGCCTCACAATTCTTTCTTTGACATAAAAAGATTAGCTGGTACTCAACAAAATATGTACTTAGGTAGTGGCCCTTATAATGGACAGATGGGATGGAATGTAGATGGCAATTGGTGTTTTGATTATAATGTTGGAGATAGATTTGGATTAAATACTGAGACAGCAAATGCTAACCCTACTTTTAGTATAGATAAAAAAGGGGGAGTTATTAATTTTAATTCTGGAATGAACAATAAGTTTGTGGTTTTAGAATATGTTTCTGATGGATTGGAAAGTGGAGATGACTCAAGCGTAAGTGTAAATAAACTATTTGAAGAATTCATATATGCGTATATTCGATATTCTATTTTAAATGGCAGGTTTGGAGTGCAAGAGTATGTTGTAAACAGAGCAAGAAAAGACAAAGCTTCTTTGCTTAGAAATGCAAAATTAAGATTAAGTAACATACACCCTGGTAGACTTTTACAGAACCTAAGAGGCCAGGACAAATGGATAAAGTAATATGGCAGATATTAGAACAAATTTTATAGCAGGAAGAATGAACAAAAGTGTTGATGAACGATTAGTTCCTCAAGGCGAATATGTTAATGCTTTAAATGTTAGGTTAGGATCTACAGAAGCTACCGAAATAGGTGCAGTTGAAAATTCTAAAGGAAATACTCAACTTACTTTTTTAGAATACAATGGTAATCCTTTGTCTAATCCACCAAGTAATCAAGACAGGACTACATTTTGTCTTGGTACATTTGAAGATGGAATAAACGAAACTATATATTGGTTTATACATGACTCAAATAATATTTCTTCACCAACTGGTAAGGTAGATTTAATTGTTTCATTTGATACCAATACTAACACTACAACATATCATGTTGTTAGTACTTCTGTTTTAAACTTTGATCCTGAATTTTTAGTTACAGGAGTAAACAAAATTGAGAACTTATTATTTTTTACAGACGATAAAAATCCACCAAGAACTATTAACGTAAAAAGAAATTACGATGATCCAGTTGCAGGTGTTGATGGTATTGAAGAAGAAGATATAAATGTTGTAGTAAAGCCTCCTGGTTTTGAAGACTCGGTAGGTGGTAACATTCCTCTTCCTGTTCCAGGTGTAATTCCTGCAAGTTTCCCAGGTGATGAAAATTATATGGAGACACGATTTTTAGCTTTTGCTTATAGATATAGGTATACAGATGGAGGATACAGTGCTACTTCATTATTCTCTAAGCCATCTTTTCAACCCAGAGCATTTAGGTTTGATTTAGATAACTTTAATAATGCAGGAATGATTAACCGTTTTAACGGTGCTAACATTACTTTTTCCACTGGCTCTAAAAGAGTTACACAAGTGGATTTACTTTATAAAGAAAGTACATCTAATGTTATCTATGTAATAGAACGATATAACAAAAAAGATTTAGGTTGGGCAAACGATGTAATTCAAAATTTAACTTTTACTAATAGTAAAATATTTACAACTTTAGGATCAGATGAATTACTAAGACAATATGACAATGTTCCAAGGATAGCAAAAGCTCAAACGATTCAAGGTAATAGATTGATTTACGGAAATTATGTAGATGGTTATGATATTACAAATAATAACAATCAAAAAATTCCTATTGTATATACTACAGAACATGTAGTAGAAGAGATTGGTGGTGTAGGATTTGCACCTCCAGTATCTTCTCAGGGTATTGCATATAGTGTTGGATCTGGTACAGGTAATGTATCAGTGCCAAATTCTAAATTAACCTTTGACCTGAGTGTTTTAGACTTTCCTGTTTTAGCAGGACTAACACTTAATTTTGATGTTAATGTAGATTCTGCAACAGGAGTAAGTGGAGGTAATCCAAAAGTAACTGGGCCTTTAGGTGATTCAACATTTAATAACACTGGGCCTTTTAGTTTAACATGGAGCTTTACTGCAACTCAAACATATAACAGTATGTCTGATTTGGTTACCTCTACTCAGTTTCAACAACCAATAGGGGTTACAGCTCAAGCTAACTATCAACCTTTAATACCTGTTAATTTATCAAATCAAGGAGGAACATTAACTGACAGATTTAACTCTGCTGTTATTGCTCCACCATCTACACCTTTACAGATAATAAACAGTTCTATTTCATCTGGATGTGCTACTCCAAACCCACCAGCTACTGCTATTTGTACTCAGCAAGGTTTTGGTTATGGAACTACATCAACAGGATTCTTTATTCAATTGCCTGCAATACAAATGTATGCTGAAACAGATACTGGTGGTGTTATTACTGAACAAACAAGTCAAGTAGAATATTTTAAGTTTAACGATTTTTCAAGTACAGGTGGTTATCTTTTAACTGCTGATACTTATAGTTTACATAGTAACAGGGATTACGAAACAGGTATTGTATACATGGATAATTATGGTAGAGCTTCTACTGTATTAGTTTCTAATGACAATACTATATTTGTTCCTTCGGCTAATTCTCCTGACAAAAACACATGTAAAGTAACACTATCAAACTTACCTCCTTATTGGGCAGACAAATATAAATTTGTTATGAAGCCAAGTGAAGGTACATATCAAACTATTTATTCAGCTTTATATTATGAAGATCCTAAAGATCCTTCAGTATTCTGGTTTAAATTAGAAGGAGATAATACAAGTATTGCACAGACAGGAATGAATCTAATTGTTAAGGTAGATACATTAGGGCCTGTAAACACTGAAGTAACTTGTAAGATATTAGAAATAAAAGCCTGGGGTGTTGATGAATTTTTCCCAGGATCAGGAAGTACTACTCCAAGTGTAGCAGGTTTATATATGTGTATAAAGCCAGGTGGTTTTAATACAGCTATAGCTGATGATGCAACTATTGCTTATGGAAATAAATCATCTTCTTCTAACAGCACAAATTGTAATCTTTCAAATAGTTATGATTTAAACTTCCCTGCAACAAGTGGATCTTCTGGCCCTTATGATTTGCCAGCAGGATCAAGTGTAAGAGTTAGCATTGATAACTGGAGAGGTCAAAAAGGAAGTAACTGTGGAAGTAGAAAATATAGATTTGACGAAACATTTACTGTAAGTCAAGATTATCCTAACTTCTATTTATGGTGGTATGGAGATAATGTAGATATGACTACTGGTTCAGTTGATGGTATGAGTTGTACTCAACATTTAAATAATGGGAATGGGCCATATACAAGTAATGGTTCTGTTCCTTCAAGTTGTTTTGTTACAAAATTATTTTGTTTTACAAGTGGTACAGATTTATTTTTTAGAAATAGATGTGGAATACCAAGATGTTCAAGTTTCTGGGGAGATAAAAGACCTGGTCATGTTGGAACAAGAATTGAAGTTACCAGAGGTGGTGGTTTAATTGTATGGGAAACAGAACCAAATGAAGTAGATCCTAATTTATTTTATGATGCTTCAGATATGTACGACATATATGTTGATCCAGCAGATTCAAAACGATATCATAAATCTGGGTTATCTGCTTCTGACGTAAGTCAAACTGCGAGTACTAATTTAGAGGTGACTTTAGCTTTTGCTAATTGTTTTACATTTGGTAATGGAGTTGAAAGTTTTAGAATTACAGATTCTCCAGCAACTAAAAGTTTTCTTTTAGGAGAAAGAGTTTTAGCAGTATCTAATCAAGACTTTAAAGAGGCTAATAGATTTGCTGGTTTGACATACAGTGGAGTATTTAGTGGCAATGCAAACTCTAATAATTTAAATGAATTTAATTTAGGGTTAGTAAACTACAAAGATTGCGAAACTTCTTTTGGGCCAATACAACTTTTGTATTCTCGTGAAACAGATATACTATGTCTACAAGAAGATAGAGTATCTTATGTATTAGCCAGTAAAAATGTTATTACTGATTCAACAGGAGGTGGTGCTATAGCATCTGTTCCTCAAGTCTTAGGAACTCAAATAGCTCGTATAGAAGAATATGGTATTAGTTTTAATCCTGAAAGCTTTGCAGCTTGGGGAGCTGATATGTTTTTTACGGATGCTAAGAGATCGGCAGTTATTAATCTAAGAGGAACATCAAAAGGAAATGATCAGATGCAAATTATTTCTGAGTCTGGAATGCGTTCATGGTTTAGAGACCAATTTGCAGAACAACTTCATACTCAAAAATTAGGAGGCTTTGATCCTTACATGAATGAATATGTATTAAATACTAATGGTAGAGCTATACCATTTCCTAAACCTGATAGTCCATGTGGAACTACGCTTACTCAAACACAAGCTACTAATCCATTAAGCTATCAAGTAAATGTAGGAGAGTCTGTTGGTACAATAGATGTTCCATACACTATTACTTCAGGTAGTATTACTGTTGAAGTGGTTTGGAATGGAATAGTCAATACGACTGGTGTTGTAAGTTCTTCTGGTACATTATCTTTTAACAAGACAGCTGGTACACCAAATGTTGTAGATGTATTAGTTACACCATTAGCAACTGCTTCTTATGGAGTTACAGTAAATTGTCCTCCAACAAATGACTTAACAGTTGTAAGGGTTGTGTTATCTTCAAGTACCAGCAATGGTTTGTTTATTCATTTTGAATATAACTGGAGTGATGGATCAAATGCATCACCATCGGTGAATAATTTAGCTTCATTAGATCTTACTAATCCTACTGAATATTTAAGTCAAACAGGACAAGCTTCAGTTGGTGTATTCCCTTACTCAGGATCGTCAATAAAGATGGCCTCTGTAAAACAAGGATTTGATGACTTTAACTTTGATCCACTAACAAACAAGTTTAGGTGGTTATCGTCTAATACACTTTATCCAAATACAGCAGCAGGAATGTCAGCGTTATTAGCTGCAAATCCAGCAGAGATTACTCCAATTACAAATCCACAAACTGATATGTATCAGGCAGTAGTAGCGACTAATGCTATTTCAATGCCTGTAAATAATAGTTACTTATATCTGGTGTGGGATTTAAGAGAAGTAAATAATGCAAGTCTTTGTTATTCTACTACAAGTCCTTTAGATGCTTGTTGTAATTGTATACCAGCATGTACATCAGGATTCTTTGGGCCAGTACAAAATACTCAAGCTTTAGCATGTACAACTAATACCACGACTCCTGGAAGTAATAATTGGAGCTGGAATGGTACAGGCAGTACTCCTCAAATTGGAGAGGTTGTCTATACTGATTTATCGTGTGGTGTTTTAGGTGCTCCAACAGCACCAAGTGGTTACTATATAACAAATATAATAGCAACTACTGGAGCTAATGATTGGGTTCAATTAAATAATTATGGGCAGGTTATAGGATCTGGATCATGTTAAAAATTAAATAGATATGGCTACATTAGGAAATTATTTTTACGATGGAAACAGTTTTGCACTTGCATCTGTTCTTTGTTTAGATTCTCAATTACAAACTACAGCCCCAGATGGATGGTATTCTCAGGGTGGTATATATAGACAAATGGCAGCAGGTCTTTTAGGAACTGTTCAGAATTGTGTTTCATGTCTATATGGTTGTAATTCTCAAGCAGTTTCAAATTCAGGATCAAGTGCTTTGTATGGTCAATTCAAATTAGTGGTTGATGTAGGCACAGGATCTGGTGCAGTGTTAGCTGAGTTTTTTGTTTCTAACAATAGTGCTGTAAGATGTACATGGACTTATTCTGGTTTATCAGCATCTGAATATTCTTCTCCTGTTCAAGGTTATTGTGAGGGTTTAATTGGTGATGAAAACATTACAGGAATTACAAATTCTACTGGTAGTGGAGGAAGCTCTTATGTAGGAACTAATTATAATTATCAAAATGGTCAATGGGTAGGTGGTGGCTCACCAACTTGGGGGCCTTATAGCAATCAATCCTCTGGAGGTGTAACTTTATTTCCTGGTGGAAATTTTGGTACATCTATAATGGTTATACCAAAACCTAATTCATCACCTAATACTATTGAGTTTGTAATGGATATGCCTTCAGGCAGTGGTACTAATGATTGGGATTTTACTTTAAAAGTAAATTGTCCTAACGGACTAATACCTTTAAACGTAGATTCTAATAGTGGTATAGATTGCCAAGATGCTTGTACGAATACATTAAACCCTCAGGTTATTTATAGAGCTATAGTATCAGGAACTGTTCCAATGCCAGCAGTAAATGACTGGGTATTTTCAGATGCTAATGGAGTAATAGAATGGGCAGATGGTTTTTGGAGGGTAGTTGTAAATGGTGCTAACTATTGTATGACTACACAAAATTCAGTAATAACTAACTTTACACCTTGTTAAATGGCAGCACAATCAAACGACTCATATACATTATCATATAGCGAATCCTCTAAGGGATGGCCTTCTTTTTATTCTTATCTACCTGACATGATGGTAGGTATGAATAGTTATTTTTATAGCTTTAGAAATGGAGATTTATATAGACACAATACTAATACCACAAGAAACAATTATTATAATGAACAATTTCTATCTGAGATAACTTCTGTCTTTAATGTAGAACCACAGACTATTAAACTTTTTAAGACAATGTCTTACGAGAGTGACACAGCTTGGACTTGTACATCTTTGTTTACAGAGCTAAGTTCAGGATCAATGCTTGATACATATTTTGTTCAGAAAGAAAGAGAATGGTTTACATACTTAAGAGCAAATGAAAACACTATAAATTTTAGCATGAGATCTGCAAATGGTATAGGAACTTGTAGTACAATTACAGGTGTACCAGGAGCTCTCATAGTTCAGTTCCCTATATCACCAGGTAGTATTTTAAGTGTAGGAGATTATGTTTATGCAACTACTGCTGCTATTTATTTTGGACAGGTTACTAATGTAGATAGAGTTAACAACACAATTACAGTTGACGAATCAGTCAATAGCCCACAAGGAATAGCAGGTGTTGTGCCAGCTAATAATGTGTTTATTGTATTTATAAAAAATGCAGTAGCAGCATCGTCTGGTGCTCGTGGATACTTCATGCAGTTTACGCTAACAAATTCAGATACTATTCCAGTTGAGTTATTTTCTATAGGTAGTAGTGTGATGAAAAGTTTTCCTTAGAATTTATTATCTTTGCAGTAATGGAATTAAATATAATAAAGCTTAAGGATTCTGATTACGATAATATTCTGTGCAAATGGTGGAAAGACTGGGGATGGTCAGCACCCTCTAAAGACTTTTTACCAGAAGATGGATCAGGTGGGTTTATTGTTTACGATAACGAGACTCCAATATGTGCAGGATTTATGTATATTACAAATTCAAAAGCAGTATGGTGTGACTGGATTATATCCAATCTATACTACAAAGATCGACAAAAAAGAAAACAAGCTTTGCAGTTACTAATCGAAACGATTAGTAATAAAGCTGTAGAGTTAGACAAGAAATATGTTTATGCTTTAATTAAAAACAAACCTTTAATTAACGTATATAAAAAAGTAGGCTTTGTTGAAGGGAGTACCTACACCCATGAAATGATTAAAACGATATAATATGGCAGCAGTAACAGCAGCAGTAGTTGGAATAGGATCAGCAGTAGTAAGTACTGGGATGAGTTTTTCAGCAGCTGCAAAAGCAAAGAGAGCAGGAGAAGCAGCTCGAAAGGAAGCTAAGCAAGCAATGGTTGATGCAAAAGCAAAAGCATCAAAAGATTTTTACGAAGGACTTAATGTTCCTTTAGATGCATATGAAGCAGAGTTTGAAAACAACTTGGCTGTAGCTCAACAAAACACAGAAGCTTTACAAGAAGGAGATGCAAGGTCTTTAGCAGCAGGTGTTGGTAGAGTAGGTGCAGCAGCAGGAGCTAACGCTGAGCAAACTCGTATTGCAATGGGTGAACAGATTTCTGATTTACAAGCAACTAAAGCTCAGTCTAAAGATGCAGTTAATCAGCAGCTATTAGAAATGGATGTAGCTAATGCCAAAGAACAAAAACAAATTGCAGCTGAAGCAGATCTTAATAGATCTAAAAACATTCAAGCTGGTATTGCTGGGATAGGTAGTTCTGTTAATGCAATTGCAGGAGCTGTACCATTATTTACTGGTGCAGGTAAAGCAGCAAAAGCAGCAGCAGGAGCAGCAGGATCTATATCAGGTAACATGCTTTCTGGTTTAAAATCAAACCAACCTGGAGGATTAAGCCTTAATAGTTTTAATCCAGGTGGAGGTCTTGGAGGTGGAAACACTGGAGGCTTTGGAGGTGGCTTACTGAGTCAACAACAAAACTCTATGTTTAGTAATAAGTTTTCAGGTGGTTTCAATACCTTTACACCAGGCTTTAACTCAGGAATTTATTCTGATAGAAGGTTAAAAGAAAATATTGAATTGATAGGTAAATCACCAAGTGGTTTAAACATATACAGTTTTAAATATAAAGGAAAAAAAGGAGTATATCAAGGAGTTATGTCTGACGAAATTAGTCCAAAGGCTGTTGTTAAAACAGGAGAATATGATATGGTTAATTATAATATGATTGACGTAGAATTTAAAGAAATATAATATGGCTATTGTAGATGTAACTAAAGCAAAAAGGGATATAAACTTTGACACTTTTGTAGAACAGAAAGAAGGAACAAGATTAGACTGGCAGCAAGAAGCTAAGAAAATTAGCGATGCATTTACAGGTGTAGCAGACGATAGAGCAAAGAGAAAGAAAGACATTGATGATGATACTAAAAAGAACATCGATGCCTTAAATGATATTGATCAACTGGATAATAAAACATTAATGGATATGACCATTGATGGAACTAATTCAGCAGCCAATGTTATTTATGATGCAGAACAGAAAATGAAACGAGGAGAAATGAGACCTCAGGATTTTCAGAAGTTAAAGAACAATGTAAGTTCAGGGTTTACTCAGTTTCAAAAGAATGCTAAATCATGGGATACAGACTTTCAAAGATTTACAGAAAGACTTGAGGGTGGAGAGTCAAGTTCATTAGAACAATACTTAGGGGAAAGAATGGAAGCATTTGGTAACCTTAAAAATATGCAGTTAGTTACAAACCCTGACACAGGGAATTTAGCATTTGGTAGAGTTGATGAGAACGGAGTTCTTATGACAGGGCCAGATGATTTAATTAGTATTAATAGAATGACTGCTATTAGTAAGCAAGAAATTAATAAAGTAGATGTAGGTAAAGTTACTAATGATACTGCAACAGAATTAGGTGATTACATAAAAGCTGGTAATGCAGGATCAATGGGCAAAGATGGAAGCTCAAGAGCTGTAGTTACTATTGAAGACTTTATGAATACACCACAAGCTGAGAAATATTTATCAGATAAAGCTAAATCTATTACAGCAAGTCCTTATGAAACAGGAAGTGTATTGGCTGATAATGGTGTGCAGAATTCAGCTGGAGAAAGTTTTGAAGGTGGTACTCAAGAAGAGTTTGATAAATGGGCAACTGACAATCCAGACTCTGATGCAGCAAATCCTATTATAGTAATGGGATACAAAAAGAATGGTGTTCAAGTAGAGCCAGCTATTACAGATGAGCAGCAAGCAGCAGCAGAAGGATTTATTACAAGATCATTACGAGCTAAGTTAGGTCGTGAAGAGAAGATGGTTGAAAGTTCTTACAAGCCTAATCCAAAAACTAACTACCAAATAAAAGGAGATAGAGATAAAGAGAAAGCTTCTAACTTGTATCTGACTGTTAAAGACTTTGTTGGTGGAGATGCAGCAACCTCTTCAGGAGCTGCAACACAACTATCTAACTCAATTAACCAACAGAATCTTGGTAAGGCTGGATATAATCCAATACAGGAAATGAAAAGAGTAGGAGATGAGTTCATTATATATAGAGCAGGTCAAGAGCCTGTTAAAATTAGTGCGTTTGCTCCTGATGGTAAAACTCCATTAACTGGTGATGATATCGGTGGAGCTGTTTGGGATCAAGTAACAAGTGGAGATTACTCATGGGAAGAAGCGAAAGGTGATAGGTCTGTTGGAGATAAAGGTAAAGGAGATGCTTCTGGTACACGAGTTAGTACTAAGACAATTGAACAGCCAGACTTTGCTACAGACATTCTTATAGATGGTAAAGCTAAAAGTATTAAAACAGCTGTTGAGGATATTCCTGGAATGGGAGGAACTTGGCCTAACAATAATGTTGTAGAAGTTGCGAAGAGCTACCAGAATGTTTTACAAGAAGTATTCAAAAACAAAAATACTCCAGGCTTATCAGCAGCATTTAAAGGAGAAGAAATTAAGGTAATTCAAAACCCTGATGAGAAAAATAATTTAATATTCCAAATTGGAAAAGCTACATTTAAATATCCAGAAGATGTTCCTGGTTATAAAGATGGTGCATTAGCTACTGACTTTAAGTACGATGAAGGAAGTGACATTTGGCCACAAATAGAATTATTTATTTCTAAGCAGATTAAAATAAAAAAAGGTGGTAAAGGTGATGGTAAGAAGAAGTTACCTGGAACATAATATATAAATAAAGATGAACGAGAAAATACAAAAGTTATTTGATGCACTAAAAGGGGAATATGAATTAGGAACCTTTGAAGAATTTAATGCTTATTTAGCAGATGACAAAAAGCGTAAACTTTTTTATGAAGAAATTATTGCACCAAACTTTGAGGTTGAAAGCCTTGATCTTTTTGAACAAGCCTATGGCTTAAAAAAAAAAGACGATACCGAAATTTTTACGCAGGAAGAGGAAGTTA